CTGCCAAGCCTGAGGTCGCGCCTCTTCAAAGGGGATTCCGATGGTTACCAGGCAACCGCGCAAGAATCCAAAGCTCTGGCCAAACTTAAACGTGCCAACTGAGCCCTGCATGATCTTCGTCTGCAACTGACCATCCTTGTCGCGCCACTGCTTCACGGCAGGCATCGCGTGCACCAGCTCGAGAATCGCAACGACTTCATCCCCAGCGTTATTCGAGTCGACGTAAATCTTCCAGAAGAGGTCCGCTATTTGGCGCTCCGTGAGATTAGCGAACTTCACTGCGGACGCCGGCGCTTTCACTCGCCAAAAGGAATCGACGGGAAGTACTGCGACGGCGCCCGATGCACCTGGATCTACACCGAGAATTATCATGCTGCAAACTCCAGTTCAGGTTCGTGGGTCAGAAGGCCCAGCCTCTCAGGTCGATAGTTCGCAGCCTTCCAGTCGGTCCATTGAATCCGCTTGTCATATGCGCCGACGCAATAACGCTGAAAACCCATCGTCGCTGCGGTTCGAACGTAAGGCATCGGGTACGGTCGCGCACCAAAAGTTCTCAATTGACTCCGCCTGTACTCCCAATCTGCGTCCGTTTCGCCCGGCCAGTAGCCAATCAGCATGTAGACCATGATGTGGTGAGGCTTGACGCCCTGCCGTGTAAGCGCGTTGAGCCCTGCAAACAGTCGCGCCTCGTCCTTTCGGTTGTCCCACGCGGTATAAACCCGCCGCGCGCTCATGCTGTCATCGTAATAACGCACTGAGGCAATCGCGGCGGCGGTTTCATCGTTAAGCGTACGCGCGTTGATGCCTTGATTAAATGAAACCTTGAACCCGCCATCCCTGATCTCTGCAATTCGTTCGCGCCACTGGTGTTGACCAAAGAAATCATTGTCGAGCAATAAGATCTCCCGCGGCGAAGGGTCGCCACGCCAAATGTCTGCAATGGTCGCGACTTCGCGAATCGCGCCCTCCTTCTGAGGGACTACGCAAAACGAGCAGCGTAAACGGCAACCGCGCTGCGTAAAGCCAATACTCTGCTTCCAGCCGGGGTAGATCGAGTAATCATAAGTGGGCGTTGTAATGCCGTGCGCTTCAAGTGTTGTAGTTAAGTCCCATCCTGTACCGCCAATAACAGAATTAGGCCGCGTTGCTTTTAGTCGCTCGGCTTTTGGTCGTGTCTTAGTGAATATGAGCGAAGCGTAAACTTGATCGGCATCATCGAACAGGCCCGCTTCTGTCTCACTAGTGCCGTGGCGTAACTCAACGTCGTCACCCAGAGTGCGATGGTGCGCTGCGATGCGCATTAACGCGATGTTCGGGATCTTTCCATCAAGCTGCAGAAGCAGAACTTTCACGCCACCCTCCTTGCGAATCGCTGGCTACCGGGCAGATGTGCGGTGTTTCTGTGGTAAAATAAGCGCCTAACTTGACCGCTACTTCCTGAGCCTCGGGTTCGCTCATGTAGATCACCTTTCGACCGCACGCGAACGCCTTTGCGTCCTTTGCGCACTGCTTGGACGTCCGCTCTCGCTTTCGCGCGCGGCGTATCGCTGTCTGTTTCAACCTTTTTCCGCTGTGGCTCATTTCACTTTGCCTTACGCTTTCATTTCTCACGTGAACTCACTGGCCGCTGCTTCTCTTCCGGCCACCTCAATAATTCCTCCATGCGTATATCAGCCATACTTAAACTTCTTTCTCGGGGTACACTCCCGTTGCTGTTCGAACCGTTTCCACCTTGGCCTGGCGTTACAGCGTCAGGCCTTTCCTTTTAGCCGACCCGCGCGGCTCGTCTTTCGAGCAATGTAATCAGTTGATCGAGTTCGTCACGTTCGGCGCGCAGCTCCGCAATGAACGACGGCAGCGCATACGTTGCTCGATTTGACGTCTCAGATGAGTCGGCAAAATCGGCAATATCGGTCGCTACCTGATTTGTGGTTATAAAATTACCGAGATTCGAGGACTCTGATTTGTCTTCCGATTTGTCCGGTTCAATCATCTGAAGACTCAACGGTTGCTCGGATTCCGCCTCTTCCGGTGTCTCGACTTTGGCAACTTCTTGTCTGGATTTGGACAACGGCTTGTCAGAGTCTGAGTTTTTTTGCGCGATCTGTTCGAGCGCATCACGGCGCTGAATGCCTTTCTCGTACGCGGCTTGAAGTCTTGGGTCCGCCTTGCGATGACGAGTCCACGTCGCCACTGAAACACCTAACTCAGCGCACATCGCTGTGATACTAAGGTCCGCTGCAATGAGGGACTCGACTCTTGAGAGGTCGATATTGGCCCCGATCTTCTTCTCGTAGAGGTTGGGGTATTTCCCTGACCCCTTGCTGACTAAAACAACTTCTTTATTGATAAAAGAATTCAGCGTTGGGGTTAGTTGCGACCGCAAGGCTCCGGCTTCGTAGGTTTCACACGCGTTGGGGTAACGCTTAGTCAAAAAGTCGTATATCTCGCTTATTGAAAACTGCTCATCACTCTCGACTTCGCTGAGAAACTCTCGAACCTTTGCCGCAAGGCTCCAGCCAGTCGGCCGGGCTGCCCTACTTGGCCCCGCCTCCAAATCGTCTGCTACTCCGTCACTAAAAACCTCGCGCGACTCGGCGGGCTCCGCTGGTACGAGCCTTGGGCTCTGAGGCTGGGGCTGAAAAGGCTCCGCATTATCCTTCCAGTAGTAGTGCTCAATACCCGACCCGTCTTCCCGAACGCCAACGCATTCCGTCACCCCAACAAGTCGATACAAGGCCGCTTCGATCTGCGCATAGTCCAAACCGGTTAACGCCTTCAGTTCGGCCCGGGTCGCTTCGCCATCCTGAAGATGATGCGCAACCAGCGTATATGGATCTTGTTGGGCTAACTCAGCGGCCATTCCCCGCCTCCAATCTCCGTCGCGCTTTCCTAAAAAGCGGCATCAAACACACCTCTCCCAGAGCAGTACCGTGACCCATAGAACCCTCCAAAATCGAAGATTCTGCGGCGTTAATGGAAGTGGAATCTGGAAGGAAACCCGGTGAGGGCTTAGAAAGGGCTTGATTTAAGTATGAGCCGAGCAGGGCTCGAACCTGCGACCCACTGGTTAAAAGCACCCATCCCGCTCTTGTGACAGTCCGTGACACCACCGGACATCTTACCGATTCATTGCCATTTATCGCAGATAAAAGCGGCTCTATTATACTCCCTATTGTGACATTGCGGGACTTTGATATACCGTGTGTCGCAGCCTGAATCTGGAAGTTGAATCTGGAAAAATGCCCCGAGCGCGAACTGGCAGTTTTTGGTATGACGCTGAAGGCTATCTTTACGGTCGCATCACGTGGACCGACTCTAAAGGGAAGGTTCACGACAAGAAACGGAAGTCTGTAAGCGGAACCAAAAAAGAAGCCCGCAACCACATCAAGGATTTGATGGAAGACATTGACGACGACCGCGACGACGCAGCGGTTGACGGCGCCACCCTTACGATCAAGCAGTTGGTGGACCACTACAAAGACAACTACGCCATCGAGGCTGAATACGACCGTAAGGGAATGAAGAAGGCTGGAATGCGATCCTGGCGAGACGCGCGCCGTAAGGCCGATGCGCTCGTGGATTTCTTCGGACCCAACAGGCGAGTTAGAAGCATTACCTATGGAGACCTTGCTGACTTCAAGTCTGCCCGCCTCAAAACCCCTGCGACCCGAGATAAGTACCAGCGCGACACGGAAGGGAAGCGAACCGCAATCAAAATCAAAGAGACCTGGCAGCGTTCGATAGCCAGCGTCCACCGTGAACTTGAAGTCCTTCGCCGACTGTTCGTTATTGCCCATCAGCATCGATGGATCAAGCGCAATCCATTTCACGAGGGCGACTCTTTGGTAGAGAAAGCTGAAGAGACAGAGCGCGAACGTATCGCCACTAAGGTAGAAGAGCAGGCCTTGATTGACGCTTGCGATGAAGACGATCGACGCAAGCACCTGAAGCCACTTTTGATCTGCGCATTCGCTACCGGTTGCCGACCGATTGAACTTTTCCAGCTTCGCGTCAAGGATGTTGACCTGGCCGACAACTGCATCACCGTTGTTTCGTACAAAGGAAAACGCCGGAAGGAGCGGTCCTTCGATCTGACAGCCAAAGCCAGGGCCGCTGTCACCCCGTTGTGCGAAGGCAAGAAACCCGACGAGTTTGTTTTCACGTACAAGAAAGGAAAGAAGACCTTGCCGTTTAAGTCGGTGAAGCGGTCCTTTGCTACAGCCAAACGGTTGGCCGGACTTGAAGGAATTTCGCTGGAAGGCTTTCGACTTTACGATGCGCGGCACACGGCTACCACGCGCCTGATTCGGCGCGGACTGAGCTTGGAAGAAACGGGTAAACTTATGGGCCATTCTCAACCTAAAACAACCTGGCGCTACATGCACGTCGATAAGTCAACACGGAAGCGAGCTGCAAAACTGCTTGAAGAGGATGACGAGTAATCACGCTGCTGTCTTCGCTTTCCTTTCGTTGCGCTTGTCGAACGCTTCGATGTGTCGCTGCAGATAGCGAATCTTCCCGGTGGGCGTGCGGATGTAGCCGATCAATCGCTTCTCACGCCAGCGCTTCGACGTGCGACGATCTATCTCCATCATTTCGCAGAACTCTTTATCGGTGTAATAGTGCTTTTCTAATTCAGCGCTCATACTCACCTCATCTGCGCAAACACTTAATCTGCTCGATTGGTTCGCGTGGGATTTCAAGTTGAATGGTCATTCGTAGTCCTTGGTCACAGTTTCTTAAACTCGATAACCCTGGTCCAACGCCGCCACCGTCTTTGGCTGAACGTCTTCTGACACTGTTGCGGTCCCGCCGCTGGGGAGTTGGATTCTCATTGAACCGCCTCGCTTTCAATGTCTCCCTGAAGGACGTATTCGCCCCGCCCGCGCTCAAGGCGATAGTTCTCCCGTCGCGTGCGACCTGTCGGCTGGTTCGTCGCTTTATTGAACTCTTTCCAAACGTATCGCTCTATAGACTTTTGTTCACCGACAGAGCGCACGCGCTTGGTCTGGCCATCCTTTGAACCGCCAACGTATTTGATTTCAGTGCTCACGCCGTCACCACCTTTCCCTGAGCTATCACCCGCTCCGACTCCTGCATTTCAAGTTCGCGCTTCAAGTCTCGTGCGATGTTTTCGGCTTCGCTTAATTCAGGCACACAGTGGCAGTGGTGATCGTGATTGCATCGCTCACCCTGCGCTTGCTGGGCTGTTACGATTTTCTGAATCAGCCGATTCATTTGATATTGGATCTCGTTGCTGTTCATGCGGTCACCGCTTTTGCTTCCGACTTGACCATCTTGCCGCAGTAGCACGATCCAAATGTTTCGCAATCTCGGGCACAAGATGGGCCAGTCTCACGAGCCTTGCGCCAGTCTTGAATGTCATAGCCAAGACCGATCGTGGTGCAAAGTTCAGCCCAGCACCATTTCGGAAATCTCTTATCCAGCCAAAGCGCCAAACGAAACCCGATGGTATTGCGCCACACGGCCCGCATCTTTTCTTGAACGCGCCATCGCAGTCTGTATTTCATCAATTCACCCCTGCCACTTTCAGTAATCCAATTACGCAGCCCTCAGTACTTTCCGCTCTGTCTCGGGCCTGATCTTCTTCCCGGCGAGTATCCGAGAGACTGTTGCCTGTCCGATTCCCAGCAGTTCCGCGATCTCCCTTTGCGTTCCAATTCCACGAATCGCCGCCCTTGATCGCCACGCCTTTCGGCAATCTTTCCGTCGCCCCTTCGCTCGCTCCAGATAGCGGAACCTTGAATACTCTGAACCAGCAACGCGACAGGGACCGCAACGGCATCCACGCCAAAATGATTGGGCCACTCCGTGAAGGTATCGCTGGGTCATTACCACGGCTAATCGTCCTGTTCGTCATCTTCCCCAGCGTGATCAACATGGGCTGCAGTGCCCTCTGCCGGGGCGGGATTCAACCCGAGTCTTGAAAGATCCCACGCACTCACGGGAGCGGCAGCACGTAACGCAATCGCCCGCGCTAATTCCTCTGTGACGGGGCGCATGCTGTAGACCGCTCCATTGCCGTAATACTCCGTCCGATATCCTCCGTCTTTCTCAGGAACATCTATTCGAATGAAAGAGCACCCGCCGATTGTCTGTTCAGTGACGTGGCCCGCTGTACGCTGGTGTCCAAACAGATCGAGAACGCACCACGCGTCGAAACCGTTACCGGGCTTGCCGTTGTCTACTGTCTCTGGCATTTGCATTTTCCTTTCTGGGTTTCTGTGTGCATTCGAAGCATCGCAGCACAGTGGGTTTTTCCGCCAAATCGATCACGCCACCACGATCACAACCGCAGTCAGCGCAATGAAAATCAATAGGTTGGTCTGCCATCGCTTTTCCCTTTCACACTTCCAATTTCGAGCCATTTATGCGCCACACTTTAGAAAGCATGGATTTGGCAGCGTGACGCGCAAAACGTTAATCGGATTCAAGCTTCCTACTTCGTCGCCCTTGCCGCACTTCGCTCTGCGACTTTCTGTTTGATAATCCGAAGCTCGTTGGGCTTTGGCGCTTCCTTCGCAGGCTCAACCTTCTCAGCGCCATTACCGCTACCAGCCTTCAGCACCTTCACTTGCTGCTTCGCTTCGGCTGATGCGGTCTGTTCAACGACAGGCTGAGGGTCAGGCTGGTTTTCGAGGTCTTCGAATAGTGGATGCTGCTTTGCGACTTTGAGGAACGTAGCGAGGTCGTTATGCCAAGCTCCGTAGCGCTTCACGTTCAGACTGAAAGCGTTAACGTCGTAAGCGAGAAGCGCGGGCCGTCCGGTTTCAATGTCGTAGTCAACGCGGCACAGCTGCTCGTCAATCATCGCCTGGCGCTGCTCAGGTTTCAGCAGGTTCCAAGCGTGCTTACTGACGATCATGACCACGAAAGGCGTTGGTCCATTCTCATCTGTGCGCGCCTCACCGGAGACGAGAAAGGCATTCAGGCCACCGACAATCTTTACGTCAGCGAGAATTGGCTTGCCCTTGCGCATCTGCGCCTGCGCCTCACCGGTGCCTTTGTCTTTGCGCGCTTGGAAGACGTAGACGATGTTCTTGCTGGTAAGGTCTGGATGGTGTTGCTTGATGATGCCGCGGGCCATCTTTTCTATTTCGTTTGAGATCTCGTATTGCATGGTGTCTCCTTTATTTTCCAAAAGTTAGAATCGCGGTCTCAGCGTTTGTGAAACTGTCCGCCTGCTCTGTTCTCACGTCACTGCTTGTGACGTTTTCCCGCTTCGTGTAATGCTCGCCTCCGCACGTTGGGCAAATGCAGCGCTTGCCCTGATCGATGCTCGCGCCCTCAAGGTTTGAAGATTCTCTTAGCTTCCGGCGCTCGGTGTAACTGTTCATGCGATAGCCTCAACACTCATTAGGTCGGCAGCAGCAAACAATTGATCCCTGGGCGCCTCATTCTCTGCGTGGTCAAGGTTCGCGACCGCTTGCTTGTAGTAACTCGGTTTCAATTCAACGCCGATGAAGCGACGGCCTTTTTGAATCGCGACATACCCTTCACTGCCGATGCCCGCAAACCAGCTCGCAACCGTATCGCCGGGGTTGGTCCACAGTTCAACTGCTCGCTCAATCACTTCCAACTGCAACGGGCATATGTGGCGCTCGTCGTTATCTTCTCGCGCTGATTCGCGTTGCAGTGTTTTGGACGGGTTAATGTCAAACCAGACAGGCGAAGCGTACCTTTGCCAAACCGAGACAGGGAAAGATTCGTTTGTATGAGTGACGCGCTCGGGGTTCTCTCCCGGCTTACGCATCGTAACGAGGTAGTCAGGAATCCCCTGCCGACTCATGCACGAATCTTTTTTGATCTGTTTATGCAATAGACCAAGAGCTTTTGTCCGTTGCATTGCGGTGACGGGATCTTTCCAGATCACGACTTCTGAGTGGTAGATAAACCCTACCTCCCTAAACATGCGGATCAGGTCGCCCCTGAAATCCAATATCCCGATCACCCCGTCGCGCTGCTTCGATGAAGGCAGATTCATGCAATGAAAAGATAGCAACCGCCCCGGCATTGCCACTCGATACATTTCCGCGATTAGGAATTTGAAGTGTTCATAGAATTCCGAGTGGGTTCGACAGTTGCCAAGGTCGCGCTCGCTCGCCGAGTAGGTGTAAAGCGAAGCGAACGGCGGAGAGAATATCTGATAGTGAATTGAGCTAGACGGCACTCCTTGAATGACCTCGCACGAATCGCCGAGATACATGGCCCACGTCTTACCGAATCTTTGATCGACTACTTTCATACTTGCATCCATTCCGGCAATTCCATTGCCCTGATCGGTCGATAGTTTTCTCCAGTTCGCACGGTCCCATGAACGGCTTCCGTGTTGTAAACGCTCATGTGCTTAACCATCTCCTGGGCCATGCGCATCGCGTCTTTCTCCTTGCGCTCGATATTCTTGACAACTGCGCCTTCCTGTTCACACGTAATCACGTAACAGTTAACCGGTCGCCGTTGCCCAAATCGCCAAGCCCTGCGAAGCGATTGGTAGAACTTTTCATAAGAATCGCTCAAGCCGACGTATGCCACGTTTGGGCAGTGCTGCCAGTTCATTCCAAATCCACAGATCGAAGGCTTGCTGATCAGCACGCGATGGGCACCATCACTGAATTCCAGCATCCGCGATTCTTTAACTTCGTCCTTGTCCGCGCCCGCCACTTGAACGGAATCTGGAATCGCCTTTTCCAGCAGTTCACCTTCCGCGTTCAGGTCGCACCAAACCAGCCAGGGCTCCGTGCTCGCATTCACAAGGTCAGCACATGCTCGCACTCTGTCTTGCAAGCTACCTCTACGAGCGTCCCGGCGCTCCTGCATGGTTTGAGCTTCGACCGGGAATAGAAACCCTTCCAGCGCGTTCTTGCCGCTCACCGTGACGTGGTGAAGCGTGAGCGGTGGTAGGTCAAAACCCTTATCTGAGTACCCGAGATCCGAAGGCTTGCGAATCATCACGGCCCACTGGCAAATCCACTTCCAGTATTCTTCCTCTGCGTGGCCCTTCAGCCTCCACTTGGCGGTATCGCCGCCGTCGTGCACAAAGAACGTGGAAAGCATTTCTGTGCGTGTAAGCACTCCGAGAAATTCAGAATGATTCCCTAGCTCCATGAAGTCGTTCGGTGCTGGCGTCGCGGTACAGCAAAGCTTCATCGGCGTGTTACTGAACTTCTCGATCAGCAGGTTGCGGGTTGAGCCAGTAAAGGACTTCAGGATCGAGCTTTCATCCAGAACCACGCCACCAAATCGCGACGGATCGAAGTGCTGTAGCTTTTCGTAGTTAGTGACGTAAACACCATGCTTGCGGACCTCGATATCCGACGACGCGACCTTTACGGCTATACCAAATTTCTTACCCTCTCGCTCTGTCTGCTTCGAGACCGCCAGCGGCGCAAGAATCAGAACGGGCTTGTTCAGCTTGCGTGTTACCTGTTCGGCCCAGGCTAACTGCATCGGCGTTTTGCCCAAGCCACAATCGCAGAATAGCGCGGCGCGGCCTCTTTCGATGGCCCACGCCGTTAGGTCGCGCTGAAAGCTGCACAGTTGGGGATTTAGAGAAGACTTATCAACCGGGAAGCCGGAGGGACTGATATCAACCCGCTTGGATGAGAGAAAATCGGCGTAGTTCGTCATCAGAAAGCCCTCCCTGATGACAACTCGCGTGCATGGCTTGATCCGGGAAGACGGCGAGATTTGACGGGTGATTGTTTTGCTTGTTCAGGTCTATATGATGCACCACCTCTTCGGGCATAAGCTGCCGCCCTAAGACCGCTTCGGCTACCACGCGATGTGTATGCACGCGGCCCGTTTTTAGGTAAGTATTCGGACTTCGATTCATCGCCCGCCATTCCGAGTAGCAGTCTCGCGAGCAAAATTGGCGTATGGCTACACCTATATCCTGTTCCCCAAATCGGCGATAGAACGGCGAATCGCACGGAGCGCAAAACAACTCCGAACCGTGGCGTTTCGATTTGCCTAAACACGCTTTCGAGCAAAAACGGCCTCGACCCCGACCCAATTGACACTGAAGCCTGAAAAACTCGACTCCGCACTCCGCGCAATGTAGATTTACCTGCATTTCCAGTAATTATACCACAGTCCGCAAAGCCTGACGCTTCGATCTCGACGCGCTTCCCCTCGAGGAATCTTAGGTACGCCGCGCGCTGGTCTGTTTGTGGTTCGGAAGTCATGAGTTAGAACAGTTCCGCTGTGTAACAATCTTTTAGGCGCTCGATGATGCTGTTGCCCCACGTGACGTCTTGACGGCTCCAATGGTTCTTTAAGTCCACCCAGTTGAGGTTGCTGGTAATCACGAGCTGGTGCTTAAAAGACCTCGCCGCGTCGAGCACTCCGAAAAGCATCTCCGAAGCAAACTCACTCGGGCGCGCTTTCTCAAATTCGTCCAAAAAGAGCAGCCACTTGCCGGGTGACCTCCGGAGCTGGTCCACGGTGATTCGCGGCAGTGTCTCCGGCGCATTTGGTCCCTGTACCTCGAACTGGCGAAACTCGTTGAGTAAGTCCCGCACGCTACAAGCAACCACTCCTCGCCCGCTTACCACAGCACTGCGATATAATGCCCATCCAATATGCGTCTTACCGGACCCATTTCGACCCATCAGCAAATACGAAGCGTCAGGATTTGCTTTGACGTGAGCAATGACCTTGGCTTGGTTTGGGTGGCGGTCCGTTCGTGGCTTCAACCGAGAGAGCTTTGGATTACCGAACACCGGGGGAACACGGCTCAAAGCTTTTCGGTAAGCGTCAGCCCGCCGGCAGCGACAAACCTTCGCTTCCTGCCAACTACCCACGTCCGCGACGACCCGCTGAACCATCACGGTTCCGGTATCAAAACAGCGCATGCAGTTAGGTAATTGAGCCGCGGAATCCTGCTTCAGTAGCACTTGTTCTGCTACTTTCTCCGCGATTTGTTTTAGGTGTTCCATTGCTTCCCATGGGCTGATCTTCCCGATTCAGCCAGTTAATCAATCTCAGCCTTGTCGGCCGCTTGCCTCGCTCTTTGCACACGCGAAGCATCTTCGAATAGACGTGACGAACGTCCAGTGACTTGTAAGCTTCGTCTTTTTGAAGCTCGTCAAGGTATGCCTCATCGCAAAGTTTCGGTGTGCTGGGTGAGCGCGGCTTGGCCGTGCGAGCCTCTTCAGTATTCCCTAAGGTAGAGTTTGGTGATGGAGTAGGAGTAAGAGATAAGAGGGTTCGATTTTGCTCGTCTTCTGTTCGAACGAAAAGTGAACGTTCTGGAACACCTGTTGAACTTCCGTTCGAGCTACCCGCGCTTGTAAGGTGATGGGTTTTAACGACTTCGCGCTGCGTGCGCCTTGCCTCGCCACTTGCCTTTCCTGCGCGCCTCTTTAGTTCTCTGTTTTCTTCTTGCTTCACGAACTCGTCCAAAAGCCTGCTGTTATAGAGGAGTTTCCCTTTCTGTTTGAACTGCGACTTAACAAATTCCCAGCGCTGCTCAACATCTGTTGAACGGCTGTTCACGCCTGCTAACACCCGGAGAAGGGCGTCATCGTTTGGGAGCGTTGCCTGCGGCTCCGACTCCCAGGATTCAAAAAGCAGCTGCGTGTACCATCCTCTTTGTTCGGCGTCCATCAAGCGAACGGCACGGCTGCCGAGATAGTTTGACGGGTAAAACTGAAACGCCGGCGATCTCATGCGATGATCTCCGCGTCGAGATGCTCACCGTTACACGCCGGCAACCGTCTCCCGGCCGTACCGACAGCCCCGCACGTCTCGCAGTAGACTTCGGTTAGACCACCCTCTGCGAGCCGCGTCTTAAGTTGTCCCGGTCCCTGGCTACAGGCCGGACAAGTCTCTCTGCGAACACTGAAGTTGACGGTGCCAGCCTTGCAATCCATGTTCGAGCAGTCGTATGGCTCATTGCAGGCGCGGCATCGGTGCTGATGTAGCTTTGAGAATTGAGCGCTCATTTCAAAATTCATCCACCTTCACCGCCGGATTCTCTTCCGCTCGAACCTTGCAATCAGCCAGATCACAAAACTTGCATTCGTTCAGGCTTGGCACCGGTTCAAGTTCCGGCCCCGCAAGTCGCACGACGAGATCAAAGAACCGTTTCTTGAACACATCGTCACAACTGAAAACTTCGACCGTTGGGCTGTTGGTGTACCTTAAAACCGCTTTAGCAATCCCTGAGACTCCCTTAACGGCGCCGCGTTGTGCCGCCAGAAGGTAAATCTTCATCTGCATAACGTGGGCGTCTTTTCGCTTACCTGTCTTGGCGTCGATGATCAGGTTTGGATTGATGGTAATCAGGTCCATCTTGCCCGCGACGGTTGCCGTCCTTCCGTCAACCCTCCACGAAGTCTGACCTTCAACGAGTAAACCTGCAGACTTGCTTCTATACTCTTCCTTCAGGTCGTTCAGCAGTGCGGTATGGTTCTCGTTCCACTGAGCTGAATCAAAGTCTCGATTCAGCTTCGTTAAGCCCTGATAGTGGCCCTTCATCCATACTTTCCATTCGCAGGAGTCCTCGCCAGAAAGCAGCGACGATAACCACGTCACCCAGAAGTAGGGCTTGTCTCTTAGTTGGGCCATGTGTCTCTAAGAATCGGCGATAACGTGCTGACCTTCGAAATGTCTGTCGCGTAAAACGCAGCCGGGACATAACCAGCGTGTCACACTTGAAGGCCAGCAATTTCAAAGGTGCGAGCAGAACCTTAACCCCAAACCCTGCCCGCGTTAGTGATTGCAAGCCCCCCGCAAGCAACCACATTTCAATGCGGGACGGTCCAGGCTCAGGAGTGGCCCGCCAGTCGTTGCCTTCTGGCAATCCCGCAAAGCTTCAAGCGTCCGCCGCGTCACTGCCCTGTGCATCTCCCTGATTCGTCAGAAGACTCGGAGCCTGGCTACCCCTCGGCTTATTCGGACCGCGCCTCTTAACCTCTTTCTTGAAGCGGCTGGCGATGATTTGCCGGACCACCTCAAGCATGACGTTGACCGCGCCTTCGTCGGCCGTGGTAAAGAAGTTGGTCACGTGTTGGACCAGTGATGTACGTTTTGACATTAGTCGCCACCTCCGTCCGGCATTGCGCGTAAAACTTCAACCATCAGGCGCGCCGCTTCGTCAGACATTTCGTTAGGCTTTGTCTTCAGGTTGGACCAAACCAGCTGATAGAGATTGGCGTCCGCGCGGCTGGCTTCTTGCTGCATTGAGGACAACAGGACCGGATTAGTTTTCGCGGCCTTACAGTCAGCCGGGAACGCGATGCCGTTAATAGCGACGCCTTGACCGTCGCTATCGCCTGGGCCTGATGGCGCATTTGACGCGACGGTCTGAGCAGGCTTCTTGTCGGCCCATACAGCGCCATCACAGTTGCTTCTATCTTTGCATTTGAAGTCCGGGGATTTCGGACTCGCTTTCTTGAGTCTGTTATCCCACATAGGCCCTTGGCATTTCGGGCAGTTAGGTACCGGCGCGCTCATGTCAACCTGAGCACCGACACTGTTAGATTGGTCGTTACTACTTCCGTAGCCGCGGGCCTTCACGCAGTTATCCGAATTCTTATTCGAAACGGACCATGCCTCTCTTAACTGCTCCAACGGCACCGACTTGAGCCCGGTCAGTTCTCGAACGATATTCCCGTCAAGGTTCGCGCGCGCGGCCTTCCGAGTCGCGAGTTCCAGGGCTGTGCCTGTCTTATCCTTACAGAAGTCATCAGCCGAGGACCGGCCTCCCTCCACGCTTTCAACAGTCTGCCCAGTAATTGAGCACCGACCGCTCCCGGTAACCAGGTACATAAAATTCGCAGTCCCATCGTTCGCTATAATCTTTTCCGGTTTGCCGATACCGAAAACCTCAATACCCCAAAGTGAGGCCACCCGGTCACAGCCCGCGTCCTGCAGGTACGCAACAGTGCGCTCCTGAGCTGTTCGTCGGTCCACGGCATGAAACAGCAGCCAGTCTTCTGGGTTCGTCGCTTGGATAGACGCTTTACGAAGGGTCTGAAGAACTTGAATGCGGGCCCTTACAATTTCGTTGCCGCCGTCTCCCAGGGCGGCTATCTGCTCGAGAGTGGCAGGCGCCGCAGGGTGGCGCAGGTCTATAGCTTGTGACGTGTCGATAATCTCGCCGTCAACAGTTTGTGTTTCCATGATTTGCTCCTATGCTTTATTGATTGTTTGATTGGGTTAAGGTGATTATTCTTTCTCAGGCTGACCATCCACCTTAGTAATTGTCAGTCTGAATTGCCCCTTAGGGTCAGTCCGCTTGAACTCTTCTTTAACCGCCGGCGGCAAGTCGTAAGAGGTTTGAGCCGTCCATTTTCCAGCCAACACAAACCCGCCTGCTATCCCCTGCTCAACGCCGCGAAGTCGCTTTTTAAGTTCCTTATCGACCCACTCAAAGTCCTTTGCCGCCTTCTTGTTCTGTTCGCGGATTTCAAGCATCTGAAGGATTTCAGGATCCGTCAGAACTTGAGCGCCGTCGTACTTCAATGGGGGGTTGCAGGCCGTGCCGAAGAAAGAACATCGCTTACATTCCGATGGGTCCCGATGGAAGTCCGGAAGAGTCCCGGCCTCGCGATGGTCCATTGCCTTTGTAGCTTTATTAAGAAACTCTTCTACGAGATCCAGGTGGTCGTAAAGGACTACTGGCAGAATGAGCGGTAAACCGTTTCGGTCAAGAATCATGAACCCGATCGGCTCGTTTGAACCGTAGAGATAACAAAGCAGCTGGTAAGCGCCGGAACGTGTCCACGGATTCAAAAACAGGTCATCAAAGCGATGTATGCGAGCGACGGTGTTTGGATTCCAGGATTTCGTTTCAACCGGCGCGCTGGCTCTCCCGAACTTAAGCCGACAGTCAACTTTGCCGACGATAACAACCCGGCCCTTACGGTCTTTCAGTTCAAATCGTTCCTGCTGTCCGACTATCTCGAATTGAGGCTCATTCGCCCGACCGACGCGCGCGAGGTCGATGAGCAGCTCTCGCTCACGGTCGTTACCGCGTCTGAAGTTGGCCAGAGTGTCAGGGCTAAAGGGCTGCACCTGGTCCGGATGCGTCATGTCGTAGACCATCCGGCGATCACAGGCACGATAAGAAGACGCGTAAACGTACTGGCGTGGCGACGGGGGCGTGCGGTCGCTGGCAACCATCTTTGCCCAGGTGGCGCTCATCTTTTCCGCTAAAGAGCGGGCATCAGGTGGCGGGGCCGTAATCGGCTGAGATTCAATTGCTGCGCTCATAAATTCACCTTAGAAACGAAACAACTCGTCACCAATAAGTCGTCTCACTGCTCGCCAGAATCGGTATCTAAGACTTTTCATAGAAGCCAATCCAGAAATCCAGCCGCCAACATCAAGAACAGAAGCGCGGCGCAGGTACACATCACGGCCACTGTCCTCCACATCGCGATCCGCCGTTCACTGCGCAGGTTCCGCCGGTACTGGGCAGGCTTTACGGCTGAACTGATGTAGGGCACGCGCACGCGGTATCGATAGTGTTTACTGGGTGTCACCGTTTCGCCCTCCGTGCTGCTAGGAGCTTAATTCGGTCGCACACGGGATATTCAGTTACGTGCTGAATGGGGCCTTCCCACTCGATGGTTTCGCGCTCAATCCCCGCCTTATCAAGCTCCGCATGTGCGGCCTTGACGCCTTCCTCTAGGAACGCTATGTACTCTCGCGCCGCTACGATCGTGGCCTCGTCAGCCTTATTGCGTGGGTTTACAATCATCACCATCACTCAACCTCTTTTCTGATATTTGGGAATCGCAATCTCACGCGGCAGCCGATGCCGAGACAATGCCGCCCCATTGATCAGCCATCGCATCCGCGATTCCTTGAAGCGTGCGCGATCTGTTTTTCCACCTATTCGCCCCCGGCGGCTCGTAGTGCACTCGGGGCGTTCGCCCATCAACGATATTGGTTGGCGTAAGCAGTGGGAGATTCTTTAGCCACAGGCAGGTAGCCTTGGTTTCGCCGTGCCCGAACTGCCAGGGCTGAATAATTTGATCAGGCTTGCGGATACGCGAACTGATAATGCTGATTGGGTTTTCAATGGCAATTTTACCGATCGGCGCGAGCGTCAGCTTTTCCACGAACCGCAAGGCGTCCGCTTGCTCTGACTGCTTATCCTTGAACCACCGCGCACCGCTGACCGCAAGGTGCGTGCAAGGCGGGTGGGCTATTAAGAGATCCCAATCCTGAGTTAGATATGCAGTCTCAATCGCGTCAGCCTGAATGTGCTGGCCGGGCGTCTCGCTCGGAAGCAGATCGCATGACCACGCATTGTGGCCTCGCGCAGCAAAGGCGTCCCGCACTACCCCCGAAAACTCACATGCAATTAAGACTCGCATTTTTTCTCTCTCTCTCTTTGATATTTGGGAATCGCAAGTAGCCTCACCCCTGAATCCACTTGCGATCCCCCTCTCAGGCTCTTGCCCAAGCCTGATTCTCTTCAGGTGGTATCCATCCCCTCACCGTGTCTTCCTCCGTAGCTCAGCCTTCCTCTGCGGAAACTGGGCTATCTGTGCGCCTTTGCGGGCTACGTGGTTTAACTCCTTAACTACCCGGGAAAGTGCTACCTGAGTCTCAAGGGCTTCTTTTAGCTGAAGCGATGCGGGCTTTGCTTCCAGGCACGCGCCGATTAGCTCGGCATGTTCTCTACTCGCGTCCGCCACTAGTTGCGAAAGGTTTTGACTGCGCGGCTCTGTGTCGACAGTAGAGTGCAGGTCCGCCAGTAATAGCTCGTGCGCTCGTGGGTTTACCGCCTTCAGTGCCGTTAGAAATCGCTTAAATTGGTAGTAGTAGCTTTTGCGGGCCGTCTCAGCAGGATTACATTGCTGCGAGATCTCCGAGAGGGTCACGCCCAGCTTTTCAGCCAGCTTGGACTTGTCGCCACGGACTAATGTTTGGTGAAGAAACAACTCAGTCTGGTATTGATCAACTTCGTCCATGCGATTCCTTAAGTTTCCCGAAAACTAACAGTGGTATCCGGTAAGCGCTTCGATTAACTTGACGCTCGACAAAGGCAGACCCTGGGAGGGGCGCAGACGAAACGCTACAAGTCGGTCCCTCCGTCCTCTCTCCTGATTAGGCGGCGCGCTTCTTTGCTGCGTGGTCGATAAGAACGTTACGGAGGACAGCGCCGAGCTTTCGTCGCTCACTGTCGGCCTGGCGTTCGTAGAACTCACGCACCCATGCCGGAATTCGGGTTCCGACCGTTACGTCCAACTTCTGCTCGTCGCTTTTGTTTTTAGTCTTGGTAGCCATCGGGAGCGGACTCTACAACATTATTGTTAACATTGCAAGCAGTATTTTCGTTGCAAACATTGACGGAGGCAAAAGAGTGGGTACAGTAGCCTACATGGAGCGAGCCCGATTGTCGGAAATGGTTGCCTTTCGCGTTTATTCGTCGCTTTATCAGGTCGTAACAGACCTCGCAAAGAGGGAGCGGCGAAAGCTGAGCGAGATTGAGCTGGCTTTATTTGAGCGCGGCGTTGCGGCCTTCAAAAGAGACGGGCTGCTATTCGAGCCGGAAGGCGGCGAAGGTGGCGGCAATAGCGGAAAGCCAGATTCCGACAATGGTAGCGAAACGCTGCCAGTCAAAGGCGCAAAGACCTACCTAGACACTCCCCGAAAAAAGAAAAAGGGCTGATCTCTTTTACGGCCACTCTCCCAAGTGGCCCTGTTGCCGCTGATACTGATGACTAATCGCGCTGGTCCTCCCACCCCAGCAGAGGGGGACTTTTTTACTGATGAGCGTATCAACCTCTCCGCGTACCTTGGAGTCCGCTCAGACGGGTGTTACCTGATTCGCGTCGAAGACGAAGGCATAGTCGAGGCGGGGATTCACCTTGGGGATCTCCTGGTTGTAGAAAAAGGCGCTGAGGCGAACGTTGGCGACGTGGTAATAATTCTTCATAACGGGCAACTAGTTATTACCCGTCTCTTTGAAGCTCACCACGGTAGCTTGCGCCTGGTGCCAGACACGGCAACCTTGAAGACGTCGGCTGAGCCTGATGTGTGGGGGATCGTAAAGTTCGCGATTCATCGGGTAAGCAAAGCTGTTCGCACCGAGCGCGACTGGTAAGCTATGTCCACTTAGGAGACTCTCACCCATGACGGTTAAGCACGTTCTCACTGTATCGCTGCTACTGCTGAGCCTTTTACCTACCCATCATCGAACGGTGGCGCAAAGTCAGGAGCCGGCCAAGGTCTTTGTGTACATGTTGGGCCACGCCAAGACGTTAGGGCGATTCTCCGCGAAGGTCTTCGTAGATAACAAACGGGTTGCGGAAATCAATAAGAATCGGTATTTCCTACTTCGACTCCCTCCGGGAAATCACGAGTTCTACATAAAGGAAAAGAAGCTCGGAGGCGTACAGTTCACAGTTGAGCCAGGCGAGACTTACTACCTGAAAGTGAACATCGATGAGGGCACTTACTTCATGAGATTCCGAGGCCTCTCGATTATCCCGAAAGAGGAAGGCGAATTTACCGTTAAGCAGCTTCAGCCGATAAAAAAGAACGACATCTTTGACAAGTCGCTGGTGGACCAAACAGTCGTGTCCAAGTAAACGAGGACTTGATGGCCCATAAGTTCAAAATCAAGGGTATTTCGGATGTTCGGTTACGCTCAGACGGGGGAGAACTGCTTCTTGAGTTTCAGACGGCGCAGCGAGAGAAGCTAACACTGGTTGTTCCCGGATGGGCATTAACAAATCTAGCGTTTCAGCTAATGCGGTTTAACGATCAAGCGGAGATTAAGCGTCACGTTCCGCCGGACTCGGACCCGCCCGTGTTATCGTTTGACGCCCCGCCGCCTATCTTTTACGCCGCGCCTGGCGGCCTTCAGTGCATAGTACGCCCCGAGTCCGGCGCTCTTGATCTCCAGATTCAAGACGTAATGGATCATGAGATCCAGGTCCTCTTGACACTAGAACACGTAGAGGCGCTTTTGGATGCGATGCGACAAATCGAAAAGCTACGTAACGACATGCCCTCAAATTAAAGTACCGGATTAGTTGGCGGCGCGCCTCCGCTGTTAACGAGTCGTAACTAGTTCGTAGCATTGGTGTCCCACCGAAGCCCTTCCGTTGTCTCAGTGAAATTAGGCCGAGTGCGTATCAGCCACGGATGTCGCGCCAGCGTTCCCCTTCGATGAAACCTAGCGACGAGCTGTTCAATAATCCAGAATCGTGCACGGCAAAACACGCTCCACTCAATAGTCGTTGCATCAACAAAACGGTTGTCGTACCGGACGCCCGGCTTTGTCGAGAGCCGGAACGGGCTCTTTTGTCTGACAAACTGCGTCGGGATCTTTCGTTCTTCGCTGACGCCTCTATTGCTCCCCTGCACCACGTGAAAGGGATGCATAAAGGAACGGCAGTCCCGGGTAGAACACAAACGCCTAGTCTTAAGGCCGTGCCGAGCAAAATAGTCGGCAATAAGGTCGCCCACACCGCGAGCGTCAATCTCAATCACAATTTCGCCTCTGCGACTTTTCCATTCAGAGACAAATTCTTCCACCTGTTTCCCAAGGGTAAACTGCACTGCCTGCCTTCCATCAACTACCTGTTCCACACAAGCCCCTCCTAACCCCGTCTTTCCCGCCTGAAAAATAATGCTTGCGTTGTGTCGCTAACTTTGTTAACATTGCAAGCGTTGCAACTTTACTGCAACCAAAGCCGAAAAGCAAGACCAATCAGGAGACGCAATGTCAACCAAAACAGAATTCAGCATCGAGGTCACGATTCGAGAGTTTCAGCCGCCTTTTCGTCCCAGCGAGAAGCGCTACGAGGTCACGGTCGTTGCGGAGAGCGAACAGCAAGCGGTGAAAGAGGCGAGCGGCCGATTTAAGACCAAGGGCTACCCCTTCGATGAGACTCGGGTGCGAGTGCTTTACGCGAGACCGCTGTTTGATGAGGAAGAGGCGCGGTTGCAAGCGATTCTCGCGAAAACAGACCACTTGATAACGATGGAAGAAAGGGCTGTGTAAAGCTTGGATTTCTATGTGGGACTCCACCAGCCGTCAGACGCTAAGCATTTTGAGCGGTGCTTTATCTCTGTCAATCGGATTTGCGATCGCAAGGGACCGTTCGAGGTAAGGGATTGGATTATGGATTGCGCAGGTTTCACCACAATCGAAAAGCACGGCGGCTATCCAAAGCCCACATCGGACTTCGCCCGTGAAGTGAATCGCTGGAGAGGTAACGGAAATCTCGTTGCCGCCGTGAGCCGCGATTACATGTGCGAGGCGCCAATGCTGGCCAGAACCGGGATGACAGTCGAACAGCATCAGCGTCTCACGATTCGTGAATACGATGATCTAATAACCGAGAAGACCGATACCTACATCCTGCCGGTCCTGCAAGGCTATGAACCGCTTGACTATGCAAGGCATGTCCAGATGTACGGAGAGCGGTTTCCAATTGGCGCTTGGGTAGGAGTGGGCTCGGTCTGCAAACGGAACGCCGACATCGGAGCGATTCTTGCGGTCCTCTCTTCGGTAAAAACGCTCAGACCCGACCTTCGGCTGCATGGCTTTGGGCTGAAATCTACAGCTCTGGCAAACGGAACCATACGACACCTCTTACATTCTGCCGACTCCATGGCGTGGAGCTATGCAGCGCGAAAACAACGCCGCAATGGTAACGATTACCGTGAGGCGATTCGATTTACTCAGGCCATTGAAAAGAGCCAAAGGGAAAGGGCCGGCAGCGGCACTTCCTAGAGCTGATATGAGCTACCTCCTGCTTTACGACCACTACGAGGATTTGTCCAAAATGGCCACCCAATACATCAACCTTTCCGCACGTGATCAATGGGCACTCTCCAGTTACGACATGTGCGGACACTGCGGGCTGAACCACGACAGCACTGGATGCAGAGCGAGGGATTGCTCGGCGTGCTCACAGCGCTGGCTTGCTGCGACCGGGAACGACAACGGCGAAGGACGGCCCGTGAAGGAAACGTGCCCCGGTTGCTGCGCTGAGGGCTATGGGACCGCACCGGAAACCATTGCCTACCTTGAGCAGGAAGGGAAACGAATCGCCGAGGAACTCGCGAGCGAATACGCCGCCAAGTTCAAGACTGAGGCAGATCGGATTATCGCGAACCACGAAGCGCGGCTAAGGGAAATTGACGAGCGCAACGGGGTGGTCGCCGTAGATACGAAGGAGGCGTGATGGATTACCGCCTGACTACCTCCAAGGATATGAGCCCGGAACAGCTAGTGATAGCCAGGAGAGACGCGCTCCTGTGGGCCAAGCGATGGGAACGCTGCGAACACTGCAATCAGTACATCCGTGAATCGGTGCCGAGTTGGGCCAAGTGTGCGAAGCCTGAGAAGCATGGAGAAAGAAGGTAAAAATGATCCACTTAGAAAGCATATCAGGGGAGCCTTCTGCCTGGATTCGCGGACGGGCAAAAAACATGTGGGCGGTTCGCACATCAGCGAGCACAACAAACAAGCTCGTCTACAGAGTAACGCCCTACGGCGCCGAGTTCGACCACCACAACAAGACAAAGCGCATTGTCGTCATCGACCTGGATAACCGCACCGCTGAATGTGCAGATCGATTTACCGGCGATATCTGCGAGGCGAACGCAGACTTCGTACCTGGCAATCCCGAGAAGCCGAAGACAGGCAGGATGTGTTCGCATGTTTACGCAGTACTTCGGCAGATGGAAATCAACTTAAAGAAGCAATCGAGGGCCGCGTGATGGCGTTTGAATATCGAGTTATCTGGCAGCGCGAGGGCGGCGTTCAGCAAGTCAGACGCTACGCCGGAGAGAAAGGGGCGAGAGTGCGGTACGGACTGCTTACGAGCGATGAACCTTGGAAGCTGCTCGGCTTCGAAGCCGACGACCGAGTTTGTTGTACCGGCTATCACTGCGATTGCGGCGGCGAAACCTTCAAGCAAAAAACCGCACGCATCAGGTTAGAGGGGCCGCTCAAGTTTGCGCGAATTGAAGCCCGTACGGTCGGAGAATGGAAGGCTGCGTGATAGTGCCACCGGAGATAAGGATCACTCACAAAGGTCTGATTGGGCCATGCGGGGAAGTTGGCGCGCTGTGTTTTGAACCGCCGCATTCCATCGACCAAGACTTGGAATATGTCGTGATGTCTGAATGGCTCCACGACGAAGTTACCTGCTCTGAATGTCTCGTTAAACTCGGCCGACCACTTGAGGTGTCGAGAGGACGACTGTTGCGAGATAACGTTGCTATTCGGCTGAATATCGCGTTCAACTTTATCGACGCCAACTACTGGAACCGGATGGTGAGAAAGCCGGGAGAGAAGAAGATTAACCCCGACCCGGATGGCTTCTTAGCGTCGGAGTTCATAAAACTCAACGAGCAGTTCGATGTCTTAATGAAGCCGATATTAACAATGATGCAAAAGCATGAGGGCAAGTTCGGGTGGCCGGAAATCGTCAGCGACAACAAGGATGATTCCTAATGCCCACAATCAGCCTAACCATTGAGATCGAAACCCCGGAGCTAACGTTGACGCCCGAGCAGATCGAGACGGCCGTAAAGGTTGCCGTGATGCGCTCGCGGATACCGAACCAGATTGAGATTGAGCGGATTGAAGTGAAGGGCGAAGCAGTGACCTGCATCCTGAAAAAGAACCACATGAGCGGCCTCATCGGCTCGCACAAGACCACCTGCCCGCACGTTCGCAGTGGCGCTACCTGCGGAGAGGCGGCAACCTGCCACATCGCTGTCGGATCGTACTGGTGCGGCAACGTAGACAAGCCTTGCGCTAACGAAATAGCCAAGAATCACCCACACGCCGAAGTTACTGAGGAAGTGTTTATTCTTGCGGAAAACTAAAAAGCGAATCATTCGACTACCGCGATCCTGAGATGCGAAAGATATGGAGAGAGCGCACTAGCACCGCGAAGCGGGTACAACCGTGATGACAGGGTAAAGGAGTAGTGTTCCGCATAAACAGATGGATTTGTATCCACCCCACCGAAAGGGATAAGTAATGGAAAGTTTAGCAATTCAAGCTGCGAGAGCAATAGTAGATTCCTGGCTCGCGAAGGTTCGAGAATGGAAACAGGAGCAGAAATGAACGAATCAAAATACACAGCCATTTCCGTCCTTACTGAAGGGAAAGCAGATCAGGATCAAAGTTTAGGAGGATATACCCCTCCTGTGGCCCCGGTAGCGATGGAAAAAGACAATTCGAGTGAGGTAGCAAGAACTCTGGAAGCGTTGCCACGTAGGATGTTGATCATCCTGCACTCTCGATTTGGCAAAAAGGCAAAGTGGAAAGGTTCGCCGCTGTGGACGTTTATCTCTGACATCACCGCACACGGTTCCACGTACTCGTGCGATATCTGTCACGCGCTCGGATGGAACCCTCATCAGGACTGCGCGCTGGCCAACCTGCGAAACGAAGATAACAGGCCCGAATTGTCCCCGATCATTCAAGACACCGAGACGGCTTCCGCGACAACCGCAAACTCACCCGACAACAACCGGAAAATGTTTGAAGCGGGATGGAACGCGGGATTTCAGGAAGCGTTAGAGCCTGATCGCTTTCCTGATCAAAATCGTTGTGAGGTTCGCTATCGTGAGATTTTTCCGTCCGCCTCCAAGCCTGAATCTGCGTCCGTCTCGGCGCTTCCCGCAAAGTCACCCGATGAGGGGGTTGGGCTGCATGAAACTGAATATCTTGAAACCTTTATTTTGGGACTTATATACTTAACTACCCCAAGTCAAATTGAACCATGCAAATAAGTGACGCCTACATTTCTGAGGACGGCAAGTATCGCTATTGGTTGATTCGTGTTTGGGATTCCCGGTTGCCGTTGCTCGCGATCATCGGCGTAAATCCATCGACAGCGGACTGGCGAACGAACGATCAAACCATCCTCAAGGACATTGGGTTTGCCTCCCGTCTTGGATTTGGCGGGATACTAAAGTTGAATGTAGCGGCCTACCGTGAAACAGATCCCCGGAAATGCCGCAAAGCCATTGATCCTGTTGGCCCAGAGAACAGTGTTGAGCACTTGCTGCAATACATTCGGCAATTCAAGCCGACGAAAGTTATCGCCGCGTGGGGTAAAAACGGAAACTATTTTGTCGGACGTTGCGAAGCAATCGAGAGAGAGATTCCGGATCTGTACTGCTTCGGACGTAACGGCGACGGCACACCGCGACACCCCTTGATGCTGCCCTACTCAACACAGGTTGAGAGGTTCACTTTGAGACAGGGAAGTTAAGTTTAATATAAGTCCTTTATTTTTAGGGTGGAAGCATCACGGGACGCTTGATGTTGTGAGCGATGATGCCGTTTTCGAGCACATAGTTATGGTCGGGATGCTTCACATGCAGATGGTGCACGGTGGCGTAGGCGGCAGTATCCAGCGAGTCTACCCGGTCGGTAACTAGCTCTCCGCTGTCATTCACAGCCTCAATACTTCTCGCAACCAGCAATCTATCTGATCGAGTAAAGTTGCCTGCGCCAGTATGAATAGGTTGCTCATCGCTGAGTCTTGCGGTACGTCCGTCTCCGGTTACGAGCTCGCGCGTGAGCTTTCTTTCATGGACCTCAACACGCTCTACTTCTGAAGCTACGAGCTGGCCTAACGCGAAGTCCCAAACCATGATCGGCGAATCGGCTTCAAAGGTTTCAATCGCCTGAATGCCGTCAGGTCTCCTGAGCATCGTACCGGCGACAAAGCAGCCGCCTGGTCCGCCACCAGCGCCGCCATCAGTCGGATCAATTGGAGGCGGAACCGTTGGCCCGTCATCTGGTGGAGGCGTTCCGCTGCCAGTGCCAGCAGCTACTGATGAGACACCAGATAACTCTGACCATCCGCGGCCTGAGCCAATATCCTCCAGAGACTTGTTGCGCCATCGATAACGAAAGTAGGCATCAGCGACTGTCTGAGCCAGTACTGACCGACCGCTGAGGTTGCCTATATGGCTGCGAATCAGCGTTGTACCACCGGAGTCGCTGTACTGCCACAACTCAAGGTCGGTAATCGTGGCGCCATAGATTGCCGGCTTGGGTGTGTAGATGATCCAGCTCGGCGAAGCTTCATCTTTTGTAATTGTGGCTACATCACCCAGCCCCGGCACATGCGGATCCAGGAGCGGATCGGGAGGAATACTCTTGCCGTTCCATGTGACCTCTATATCGGCGCCATCCTGCAGCCTCGCGCCCGTCGTAATCACTCTCCAAATCCGTGTGATGCCTTGCTCTGACTCGTCAAGCTCGACGAACCGGACTGCTGAGTTCATTAGCACGCACCGCTCAAACGCTACATGAGTCCCGCTGGCAGCATCAGTATTCTTTAGCCTTCGAATCATCCGCGTGCCAGTCCATCGATTTGCAGCCGACATGTCGCGAGTCCAGACGCAGGGAATGACAGCCTCATTACCAAACACCCAAACGCCTAAACCTGCGCGCGCCTGGTCATCAGTCAACGACGTGGGCTCGCCCTGACCGAACAGGTCAATGGTCACTGTCGACGTCGTATCGAAGAAAGTTGCAGCGGCCGCTTGTACTCGCGCTTCAAATTCCGGGGAGACTTCGAATGCCAGGATTACATGGTCGCGCGTGTCGCCTCCATCCAGTTCGCCAACCCAAAAGTCACGGCCGGACATGTCAACATCAGGAGCATCGTCAGGATCTCGATTCAAATAAGCAGAATATAAATCGGTTACAAACTCGAGGTTCGTGCGCGGGACGTAAACCGGACTGCCGGTTGAAAGCGTAATCGGTCCAACGGTGCCGCCACTGGTATTGATTGCGCAGTCTACGATCAGGTCAGCCGTCGTAATCGTGGTCGACCTTAATAAACCTCCATCTTTGTAGTACGAGAGAGTTGACCCGACGCGCTCCATGCGAAACATCGTCGAGGTCGTGTAGGTCCCAAAAGTCCCCACGCTGGAGCCGCCTTCGTAAATAACCAAGCTACTGCCGCCCTGGTAAATCGCAAAACCGATAGTAGCGAAATCGGCATCAGCATCAGTTGTTGACAGTCCAACCATCAAGTGATCGGAAATAGATCCTATTGCCACCCACTCGATATACCCGTCACCAACAAGAGTCTCAACACTGGAAAAGCCGCCATTGCTCCACCCAGACGAAGCGGTCTTGACAGCATTACCGCCAGATTCGATTACGCCAACGAGGTTAGTTCGCGTTATCGATGTTCCTCCACTCGACAGGCTAAGGCGATTCATGTACTCCTGTGACAGAAACAAGGCCCGTCCAAGGTTGCGCGCTACCAGCAACGGATCTGAGCCTCGCAATCTCTCTGCCCACGGCTCCAATTCACTTACGGTGTCGGGCATGCGATTGAGTGCGCCAGTTCCCCCGCCGCCACCAGCTGCGGCTCCAGCATAGAATCGCTTTACAAAGTTGTTTCGATTACCGGACCACGAAGCGGGAACGTCTGCCAGCGCGTTAGTCGTGCGCCCCATCGTCGCCGGGGCAACGAAGGTGGTCATCTGCTGCTCATCGGCGTCCTTGAATCGGTAAGCGGTCGCGCCCGGCCAATAGCCTGAATCAATGTCCTTGGGCGTTGCTGCAATGTAGATCCCGGGTACCGCTTGCGGATGCAGCCACGGGATATCGAGGAAGGTGGCGACGGTATTAGCCGGAACCGCGACGTTGTTTGAGGGCGGAACTGGATTCAAGTTAGCAGCCGCAAAGACAACCAGCTCATCAGGGTAAGCAGAGCAACGCAACACTCCCGGCGAAATGCCCTGCACTTCGCTTAATCGCACCGCGCGAACCTCGCCCGAAATTGGCATCAGGATTCTATTAGTGGGATAAAGCCAGATCCATTGATCGGAGATAGAGAACTCGTGAGGAAACGCCCCGGCCCAGTGCATCTGCAGGATGCGCAACGCAATCAAGTCGGCCTCTTGTGGGAGTAACGTGGCCATCAACTCGATCGACTCATTCCGCTGTGAGGTCGTAAAGGGATAGGTCTGCTGTTTGGCGTCGACCTGAAACTCCATCAGGGGATTGAAGAACTGAACGCGAACGGTCTTCCACATCTCCGACTCATCTGGAATTTTGGTAACCACGGCATCGATAGGAGCTTTCGACTGGCCATCCTTCACATAGGCTCCGAGATCCGCATCCGTTAGCGTCGCTGTGAGTGTGCGACTCGATAGATCAACGGCCTGTAGTGTGCCGTCCGGAGTCTCAACAAAGTCGAAGTTGAACATGATGGCAAAGTCTTCGAGGTCTTTCTTCGCCGCCTGCTGTGTCGTGATTGCATAACCCCGGCATGGCGTAGTGCTCAGCGCAGACATATCAAGGTCGCTGGTTAATAAACCCGACCGCACAGTTCGGTGCACAACAATCTCTTCGATGGTCTGCAGTTCAACGTTTTCAGCCAGCACAACGATATTCGGAAAGCCGTTGTACTTCGTGATGTTCAACCCGCTGAGCCGCACGTAGCAGTCATTCAAATACGCCGGCGTTGAGTTGGCGCCGTAGATACTGTCAACGTCGGTCTGGATTACCGGGTCCGGCTCTTGATCTTCGTTGCCTTCGTAGATCTGAATATCGGCATAAGCACCGCCGACGATCGTTACACCCACGGAGTTATCAACCGGGTCAACCACAATCGCATCATCGTGGCGCAGTCTGGGGCTGGTATCTGCCGTGTACGGGTTCGGTGGGAGATAGTGGTCATAAGGAACCTCCGGGGGGTAAGTCGGATCGTGAATGCCGGTGATTTGACCTGTACCTGGCGCTCCTGAGGGGGGCACGTTGTAAACGATATCCTCGTTGAATTTCATGCGCAGGATCCGGAGCGGACCCTTGCCCACCAGGAACGCGCAATCACAGTCGTAAGTAATCCGAGTCTCCGGAGGCGGCTTAGGCGGTCCTTTACCACCGCCACCGCCGCTACTCGAGGCCTGAACCACTGTTCGATGCTCCCTAATGCCTTCCTTGTTCAGCCAGATAAAGTTGACCCCGACTTCGACACCACCGATGCCATCGGCAAAACGAAACCCAAAGATTTCATTCTTGGCAACGTCCCAGGTCGAGTCCGATAAGCGAATCTCGCCCTGCATCTTTCCTTTGACCTGACCCTTTGGCTTCGGAGTGAGGATGCGCGTCAGGAGCATGCTTGCCCCGGCCGTCGCAGCTGAGATGGCCATGGAGATAAGGATTCCAGTCCCTATTCCGAAACTTGGATCAGCATGCGCAGTAATTGGCCAGCCGCAAATCAACAGCAGCGCCGGTACGGTAACCCTCAGCAATGAACGAAACCAACTCATCAATCAATAATCCCAGGGATTTGGTAAGCGACTTTGAGAGCCTTGGAATACACTGGCATCAGCGGGCCTCTCACAACTCCATAGCCATCCGGTCTGTTACTCGCGCGCGGCCGTAACGCATGCACGACGGTAAACCGGCGCCAGTCGAATCGGTGCTCGATAACTGAGACAACAATGGCGCAATGCTGGATCCCTTTGCCAAAATCAAAAGCCAGCACGTCGGCAAGTCGCGCGTCATAGATTTCCGGCAACCGTTCGAGGTTCTCGTCAAGCAATCGCTCGAATGTTTCCCCGTCAGGCTCAGATGAGTAGCCAAGAAACTCAAAAGCTGTGACCGCTGTTTTATGGCCCACCTCGATCAACGTACCTGCGCAATCAAAACCAATCTCCATTGACCGGCCCTGATGGGCATAGCGCGCGCCGAGTAGCGATTCCGCAGCCGCAACGATTTCGAGTCTGGTGGTCATATTTCTATTACGCGCCCTCAGGAAAACGAAGAAGCCTCGATCTTCCAGGTAAGTCTGGGTAGCCCTTGAACCGGCGCACGTTCGCAAAAGTATCGCGACACTGAGCGCGCGTGCGGTTGCAACCGGCAATCAGCGTCAACGTGTCGCCAACCTGCATGTTGAAAAATGCGGGACCGAATAAAGTGATCTGATTACCGACGCTTTTCAAAATGTGCATCTCGAGATCATCGTTACCGCCTGAGGTCCACAGCACCTTGCCCATCTTGAAAAAGTCATCGGGCCGTGGTGAACCCAACCCAACCGTAAACTGTTGCTGATTGGCAAAGGAGCTAATCGAGGTGTTAACTGAGATGGGCCATCCGGTCACCGTATTACCAGCCAGATTGACGCCACAGTCAGCATCGCCAAGTTCAATAACAATGCAATCCTCCATGACCATTTCGCCGATTGGCTGATTTAGCAGCTGCGACATCGAGCGGAACTGTGAAGTCACACTAAACTTGCGGATTGTGAGGTCACCGATGAATCCAGACTTGCTGAACAGCGGGCCTAAGGTGATGTCCGCAGGATTGAACAGTTGATAGAGCACGCGTGCGCCTGACCATTTCTTACCCCGCAGTTTGATGTCCGAGAATGGATCCGCCATCACCGTATCGAGTTCGGCGTTGTCGGCGTTCAGTCCCGCGGTCTGATTGAATTGAGTTGGCTGCAACGGCCAGGCAAGGTAATTCGTTCCATCAATAACCAGATTGCGAGTGTGGTTACTAATCGCGATTACGGTGCCGTCCTTGGCGGTGACTTTGATGAAGGTGCTTACAAAGGCGCTTCCACGGATATACTCTTTCATCCCAACTGAAATAGGCATGATGTTTAAGCCGAAATTCCTAAAGCAATGGGCAACAATTCTCTGAGCCCGATCCCGGTCCACTCCGATATCGTGGTTTCATCGGTGGCCATGTCGGAAAAATCAGTCAAAAATCTTGCAGGCAGATGGAATGTTCCGGTCCATGTAGGAGTGTTCCCGTTTGCACCGGCAACTATCTGCCCGTTCGTTGTGTTTGTGGTTGAAGCAGCCGGCGAACCAGCGAGTAGCAACTGAGGCGCTGTCCCCCACGCTCCCCCGATTGGCTTCACGATGCGACGGTAATAAGTTCGAACATCGACATACCGCTTGGCCAAATAATAGGTCGAACCGTTCACCACCGAACTCACCTGAACGCCGGAAGCATCCAGCAACACGCCCTTGCCATCGTCTGTCGAGTCATCTGGTGCGAGAAAGCGGAACCCGTAGAGCATGCCAAAGCGCAAAATGTGGAAGGTGCGGATGTCCTTACGTCTCTGGTTCGATAGCTCTGCGAAGTCAATTTGATACCGACTAATATAATCGTAACGACTCGATCGTGTTTGCTCGACGCCTGCTATGGTGTCGATAGTCGCGGTCGCATATTCCGGGCCGCCGCGCGCGAGGTTCGTATAAAACGGATCGAGCAAAACTTCGTCAAAATTTATCCAAGCCACTTGTCAAATCCTCCATTCTTCGCGTACACTGCGCCCGGCACGGCTAGGCTAGGCCTGGCGCGTCAAGGCAAGATGTGGAGCGGCCCGGCGAGGCTCGGCGCGGCGAGACCAGGCAAGGCATGGTACGGAAAGACGGTCAACTTCGGTTGGCCGTTTTCATTTCTACGCATCAGAAGTTCCCTCCTCGTTTCGCGCTAAAACTCGCCATCGCGCTCATCGCTTTCGCGGCGGCTTGTTCCGCGCTTTCGGGCGCAACTCGGCCGCTTGGTGCTTGAATTAACTGCGTTAAATGCAAGTGGTAATTCTTTGCCTCGCCTCCATTCATCGCAGCCAGTTGATTGTTGGGAACGACGTAAGAGTTGCGGTTTGGGATAACCATCTCCGGGCCTTTTTCACCGACCATGTAAGGCTTCCAAGCGCTTACATCTCCACCTTTGGCCCGCCGGCCGAACCCTGAGAAGCCTGGAAGGTTGACGGAGCGGCCAATGTCGGTACCGCCCGGCGTGCCGCCTCCGGTTAGACTGCCGCCAACGCCTCCAGCAATCCCCCCTACCACTATTCCCAGCAGCTTTTGCCACCAACTACCACCGCCGCCCGCGCTACCCCCGCCTAAGCCCGAGAAAACGTCTGCAAGGCGCTTTTCCAGCGCATTCAGAGCGGCACTGTTGATCATCTCCAGTATTCCCTGAAAGAAGGTCAGCACGCCCGCGCCAATGCCTCGCTCAAAGCCCGTGCGGATGGAATCGTCAATTGTGTTAGTGAGGTCGCGCCCAAGTTGGCGCATCTGATCGTAGAAAGAAGACAGGTCCATCATCACAGGTGGAAGCTCGCCGCCCATTCCTTGGTTGATGGCATCGGCCAACGCGTCGCGCTGCGCCTCGATATCTCCAAATATTTGATCCAGACCGGAGGGGATGCGCATATTAGACGGGTCCGCCATCGCCTCAATGGCCCGCTCCCTGTTCTCTGCGACGACCTTATCGAGCGCGCTCATGCGCAACATCAGTTCCTGCTCATACCGGAGGGCAACCCCCTGCTTAGCCAGCGATTTAATATGGGCATTGACTGCGGCGGTCCATCGGTCGGTGCGCACAACGCTCTCGGCCATCGCCTCGTTTTGATCCTTGATGAAGTCGTTGGTCTCGTCGAGAACCTTAGCGCGCCTGTCGGCCATATCCTCGTTAGCCTTCTGGTGTCGATTATTCTCCTCAGTGATTTTATTTGCGATTTCGAGCAGTTGAATATTGCGTTGCTGAGGATCGCGCAAAGCTTCCGCAGCCTTCTTTTCGCTCTCCAGGCTGTTCTTTATTATTAGGTGGCGGCTTTCCTCGCTAACTCCGAGTTCGAACATGAACACTTCGAACTGCTTTTTTCTTTTCTCAAGGCTTCGTTCTCTCGCTCGATCTTCCTCGTCAAGTCTTGCGAGCGTAGCCTTGAGCCTCAGCTCTTCCATTCGTTGCTGAGCAACAGCCGGGTCAGTGCCTTTCGACGTTGATGTACCCAGACTGGTGGGAGCGGCTTTCTGTCGGAAGATTCCCGCACCCAAAGCGCTCTGTCCAACGTTAGCGCCCAGCAGGTTTGCTGCGGCGGCGTTAATCATTACCCCAGCTTCGACCGTTTTCATCGCGGCCCGAGTCGCACGATCGCTAAGATCGGTCCACATTTGACCTGCCGCGCGGATGGCGATGCCGCTGGCCTCAACTGCTTCCTTCATCTCGCCCACAGCAAGCGCCGCCTGCTGATTGCTCTTTATCATCGCTATGGCAGCCCCGTAGAAATCGCCAACTGCAAGCCTCGCAAAAGCCTCCATGTTGTACAGCACCGATTGAAGGCCACGGGCGAACGCCATCGCACCGTGCGTCATAATCGCGAACTGCTGGGTAGCCAGCGCGGAGACGATGCCTACCGCATCCCTGGCCGCGTAGATAAGGGTTCCCGCTCCCTCCCAGACGGTGACCATCACCTTTCCAAGACTCTCCATGTCGTCTTTGAACTTCTTGGAGTTATTCGCCATGTCACCTAAAGCCAGGGCAGTTTCGCTGAGCTTTTGATAGAGCGGTGCGAAGGCGGTTGCCGAAGTCTGGAGCAGCGCGTCTTTGATGTTGCTCATGGCGCCCGCGAAGGTCTTTGACTGGGCCTCCATCAAGCCGCCAAAGTTTTGCTTAGAGAACTTCTGAAACGCTTCGAGGAAAACGGCTGAAGATATCTGGCCAGATTCGACCATCTTCGTTAGCTCAGCGCGGCTCTTACCCAACTGCGCTTCGAGAATCTTCCAGCCGCTGATTCCAGACTCTGCTAATTGGTTAATTTCCTGGGTGGCAACTTTTCCTTTTGATTGGATCTGAGCTAACGCCAGGACTACGCGGTCGAGCCTTTCTTTACCGCCACCGGCTCCAGCAACCGCGTTGCCAACGTCTTCTAAGATCGGGATAACCTGAGAGGCGTTGAAGCCAAGTGCCTGCATCGTCTGGGAGGCATCGATCAGGCCCTCAAATTCGAAGGGAGTCTTTAGGGCGAATGTTTGAAGTTCCGCGAGGTGTTCAGTGGCCAGGTCAACGCTACCCAGCATGGTGGTAAAGGCTATTTTTGTTGATTCGAGTTTGGAGCTGTAATTGAGCCACGCGCTGGCGCCGGAAGTGAGTGCGTCAACCAAACGCTGGCCAAGCATGACGACTAAGCCTCCCACGGCTCCAGCCATGACGCCAGCGGCCTTGCTGCCCTTGTTTAGTTTACTGGCGAGATGATCTACGCCCTGGAAGCCTTGGAGTTTGCGGTCGAGTGCTGAGACCTTTTGATCAAGAGAGGCAAAGTTACGCTCTGCTGACGCAGTATTTGCGGTGAACAGAGCCTCTAGGCGTTCGACTTCGATGACAAGAATCCGCTCCTGGGGTCAACGCTAAATGTGCGGGCCACAGGCGGATTCTAAGAGGGAAGCGGAATTTATGTTTTGGGGAGGTTCGTCTTAGTCGAGGCCGGACTGGAGTTTGTGCAAGAGTCGGTCGTTCTTAAACATAACAATAACGATTGCAAAGCCAGAGCCTCTGGGCACTTTCCACTGATACGTTGTTACTGAATCGGCCACTGACGTTTTGACGGGATTCTCAATCGCGACACCATCAGATCCCAGAACGCGTACAACGGTCGCGTAGTCCATTCCGTCTTTCAATTGTTCAAAGCCTCGCAGCGTGACGCCGTGGAACTTTTCATCAACTACAGCCGGAGGACGTTCGATCTTAACCTCTGGTCTGCCAGTATCCGCGCGTAGCTCGGTGCGATACTTGAGCGTCCCAAGAAAACTGTCCACGTCGGAGCGCCATTCCCTGTTTTTGTTCAAATCTACGCGGTCAACTCTGCCAAAAGCCTTCCTTATCCGTAGGGAGATGTCCACCGATACTGTGCTGGTATCCCCAAGCTGTGTAATCGTAAACGCCAAGATCCGCAATGGCGGTCCTTGCGCTCCCACGAGCCCTCCATACAAAGCACCCCGAAAACCGGCAACTTCTTGGCTGAAAACTATTCGGTATTTACCTTCCTCAACAATCTGGTAATTCAGGCTGTTCATATGCTGTACGATTAGTGCGCCGATTTGATCAGCCGCGCCGGAGATCTGGACTGATGCAGGATATTTTAGTCGTTCCTTTTCTTCGCGCTTTCGCCGCTTTTCAGCATCCTTTACAGCCTGTCGTTGTAACTTGGCTTGCTCCTTCGTCTGTTCGACCACCTTGCCTTGCTGGCTGAAAACAGAAGAGAAGCAAAACAGAAAGGAGAGGAGGAAGAGCGCTGGGAGGGTTTTCATGTCCCAAAATTCTATTTCTTAGAGCGTGGCTTGGCAAGCTTTTCACGTTCGAGAGTCTTAAGGGCAAGTTCGATGTAGAGCGGGACCGGGAGAACGTCACGCTCCCATTTTGACAGCGTCATTGAGTGCACACCCATCAGCCGGGCCATCTCTCCCTGGGAGTATCCCATCGCTTCACGGCGTCTCTTTAATTCCGAACCTTCCATTGAGAAACACTATACTAAGCCTCACGCTTAAATTCAAGCTTGACAAGTTCTAAGCTTTAGGCTTAGACTGTCTCTGTCAACAAAACGGCCCAGCCAGTGCTGAAACACTGCTGAGCCAGGCGACATCAACCAACCCGGATTAGGAGAAGAGTCAATGTCACGTTCAAAGAATAGCACCCGCTCACATTCCACCGCCACCAGAAACCGCAAACGTTTTGAGAAGTTGGCCGCTCAGTATGCCAGCCTCATCGAGAACGACGACACGCCGGAAGGCGTAGCCGCTGGAATCAAAGATCATCTATTGGAACTGCTATCGGTTGTTCCTATTTGGAACCCGCGGGTTATCCGTGCTTGCTACGCAGTTCTTTGCGAAGAAGCGACAAACGAAGGAGTGGACGTTGCACAAGAGGACATGGTTGCGCAGCACGTAACGATGAACCCCGAAAAGTACGGAGGCCCATTGAAACTCTTCCGCCCGCTGACGGAGTCTGAATTTCAGGAGGCGATAAGCAACTAATGAAAAGCATCTGCTTACCACTACCAGACAAACGGCCTCAGTACTTTGTGATAGTGCTGAGGCCAAAGATTAGACCACGCAAGAAGGTTCTCAGGATGACTTTGAAGCCAAAGCCACTGCCTTATCTGCGCTTGGTTCGACAAGAAAGAACACAGTGAAACGTAAACGTCCAAGCAAAGAAACGGTTCGCGACTTGTATGAGGCTCAACGCCTTACTACACGTCAGATTGGGAGCATCTATGAGGTTGCTCACATCACGGTGCGCCGGTGGCTACTTCACTATGGGATTCAACCGCGAGCAAGTCATAACGGCCTGCTGAATCGAGGACAGCAAGAACCCACGAAGGAAGATCTAGAGAGATTGGTTCACGGTGAGCATCATAGTTACCGTGAAATCGCTGCGATGTTCGGCGTGGACTTCACCGCGGTCCCTTTCTGGCTTAAACGGCACGGCATTGCAAAGCCAAAGATATGGACTACGCGACGCAAAGAGGACTTGCCGATGCCGTCCGCTGATGAATTGCGCGAACTGATTAACGACGGGTTATCAGCTAATGATGTGGGTAGGCGCTTTGCGGTTTCGGGTAATTGCATCGCATCGCATTGCAGACATCTTGGAATTCCACTTGAGAATAAGGGGAACTTGGTCCACGGCGAGACTAAGAGCGCAGAATATAAAGTTTGGGCTGGGATGAAATCACGCTGCTCAAATCCAAGAATGGCCAGTTGGGAATACTACGGAGGCCGTGGAATAAAGGTATGTGAGCGCTGGCAGACCTTCGAAAACTTTCTTGCTGATATGGGGAGACGGCCAACTTCCAGGCATCAAATTGATCGTATTAACAATGACGGTGACTATGAACCGGGGAATTGCAGGTGGGCAACACCTAAAGAAAATGCGGGCCATCGCCGCAGTGCGTGGATAAAGAGAAAGAGAACAAAAATTAGCTAATCCGCGGTGGTCCCTTCACAATCTTCAAATCACGTCGAAGTGCTCTTCGGGCCGACGCAATTCCAGGTCTGAAGAATGGCTGAGCCTCCATAAAAATCGTCCCATACTCTTGAAAGACGGAATAAACAGCAGCTACGATTATTCTCCACCTGCCCTTTCTCTCCTCCCGCGCGCTCACAGTTTGGTACATATGCAGATGGTCCTTCTCACTTACGGGAGCCAGTTCACTCACCAGAACCGCTGCGCCCTTCGCGTGACGCTCGACGGTTTCGTTAAGACGTTTCGCGGTCGCGTGGTAAGTGCTCATCGTTGAACTTGTGCGTTTGGTTTTGACAGGCATGTCAGATCTCGATATTGAATACCGCCCAAGCGCCCTTTGCGATGCGCATTCGAGCCTCACGCCGTGCGACATCGTAAACGCGTGCTCGCCGGCGGATATGCAGAGGTACCTTACCTATCTCAAGGACGCTAATACGCAGAAGCCGCGCATCATCGAAGTCGGTAAACCATTCAGGGAGAGGTTCGCCATCGTAGATCATTCCGTCCACGATCCAGCGCTTTATCGCTACTATTTCTCTTCTGTTTTTTTTGGCGCAGCGGCTTCAAAGCAGCAAAAGGCAAACAGTTTGGCAAGCACGGCATAAGGCAGACCATAGAAGAATTCAAAGCTTGGCTGAACTGGCTTTTTATTTCGAGTCATATCCCAGGCGACAACGACTCGAGCGGTTGGATCATCGTCACCTTCCGGCCCGCCAAGAACGCTCGCCATGAAGCGCATCTCATTAACGCGCGCTCGCACAACTGACTCGGGCTCAGGCTGGGCGGCAAGATGTCTCTGTTTGGCTTTAGCGGCCCTGCGTGCGGCTCGTGGGGCTCTGGCCGCCGCGAGAGCATTCGTGGTGTTTTCCAGCGTGCTCAAAAAGTCGGCTGTCACGAGAGATAGGTTTAGTTCCATGTTCAGCTTGCTGCCATCGTCGGCAATCATTGGGACTTTCGTCGGCGGTCCCAGCAAACTGGCGTAATCGAATCCCATAGAATCCCTTTCGTTAGAGGGCGGCAATCAAATTAACAACTTCAACCTTGAATGCGCCGCCAAGAGAGCTGTCATCAAGTGCCTGAAAGTTGAATTTGCGCGCGTAAGTGTCTTGCTCTTCGTCGTCGTCCGGCTGGGTGAACTTGCCGGCGATATCAAATTTCACGGACTCGAGAACCGGGGTAGCGCCATCGAGCGAAATCTGATCCCCAATACACTCAATGCGCATGTACTGGAGAGCGTTCGTGTCGAGCGCGTCCAGGTAGGCGCGGGACTGGGAGTTATGCGGAGTGACAAAGCTAAAGTTCAGGTCGGGCGCCACCTCGACGGTATCCCTGAATGAAGACGAGCTAGTGTTATGAGCCCACGTGGGATGCCACTTATCCCCCATCGATATCGTCTCTTGCGCGGCGTCCGTTATTTTAGTTGTCCCGATCGAGCCGAAGGTCGTATCAAGGTAAACGTTGATTTGCCCACGTTGGATCGGCCGGGCTGCGATTTCTGTTGGGCTCACAGTCTGAACTTGATTGAAGACTGGCTTGCGTGCAAAGAGATTTCCGGAAATAGCAACATCGTCCTGAGTCAGACTGAACTCCATGCTGGCCAATTGGCCAAACGCGAACTTGTCTACAGTAACGGCGCTGCCCACTTCAAAGGTGTAAGTCTTGCGTGTATCGTCTTCCTGCCGCGTGTTCGGTATATAGGTCCATTTCTTCGCAGCGGAAGCTCCTACGGCCGTCGGAGTCGGATGTGGGAGCAATCCGGAGCAAACGTAGAGGATACCGTTATAACAACCAACGCCCTCATAATTACCTTCGCCCCATACCTTGTGAGGCGTGCTCAGCGTGGCAAATTTATATCCCCTGGGCCGAAAGGGCTTTGTCTCGCGCCGCAGCTTTGGCATAAAGCTTAGCGAGCGAATAATGCGGTTCGCTGCGACCGCTGTACCTGGCGTTACCTCAACGCCAAGCTGGGTGATGATCGAGACTAACGGACGTGCTGGCATGGTGACACCTCGCTAAGTAATCCAAAGTTGGTAAGTTCCGCCCCGGTAGACAAAAAACTCTTCTGGAATAAGGCCCGGCGATTCGTAAGACAAAGGGTTGAGTCGAGTACAGCTGATAAGCATCTCTTCAAAACTAACAGGCTCGCCGATATTAAGTGCGTCATCCATGGCTGAAACCATCGCCTCTGATGCGTCGGTCGGGCTGCCTTTCGTGATGACCGTAACGTCATAAGTTGGTCGCACCATGATTCTCTGTGGGCCCTGAACTCGAACGTCGCTTCTAACTCCAGGCACGAGCCGAAAGACGATGAAGCCGGCTGAACCGTGAGCTTCCCTGGCTGCGCGAAAGCTGTTGTAAACGCGGGTATGGTCAACCGCTGTTTCCAGCGCTGAAACCATCCATCGTTCAACCTTGTCGAGTTCCCATGACATTTCATTTGCTTAGTTTGCCAGCAACCCCACAACATCAATCGTTACGCCCTCGCGATAGGCCATTGTTTCAACCTCAAGTAACCGCCCGGGAACGGTCCCGCGTGGCAGCACGTAGACACGATCCTTCTGTTGAACGACTACCGCAGTCTTTCCGTCAGGCTTCAGCGCCATTAGTCGCATCGTGTAGATGGTCACGGACAGTACGATGCCGCCAACCTCACGCTCCTGCCCCGCCCTGCCTTCGACGCGACAGGGAATTAGTTCCGCAGGGTCAAGGTCTGGCAGCACAGGCAGCTCGGTTGGCAGTACGCGAACGCCGCCGCGATCGTCGCGCTCACTTGACGTTGAAATAACAACGCACAGGTCTGGCATTCTCCCAGCAGCACGGCGCGCCACCCGTATGGCGAACCGGTTTGCCTTGACGCCCATTGCGAGTGCTCTAGTCATCTGTCTGCGATAGCCTTTCTGAACCCGGCTGACTCGGGTGATGCCGATTCGCGGTGAACGCAGGGAGTACACGGTCGCGATCCTGCTCAACACTGCGCTTCCCGGCCTTTGAGATACCTCCCGCGAAGATTCCCGCGCCTCCACTCAGTAAGGCTTCGCGCTCGAACTTCTCAGCCAGTTCAAGGAATCCGTCAGCTTGTACTTGTGAATCGAGAGAGAGTGAACCAGCCGCAGGGTTTAAGGTCAGTTCCCGTCGCAGTCTGGCCGACATTGCCCGGCAGCAAACGGCAGCAGCTTTGTGGAGATTGTTACCAGTAGAAGCGAGGGCAAAGTTAATCTCGCCGTCTTCAATCAGTTGGTCGCCGCGCTCAACGTCGCCGACCATGAAGCGAACTTTGTCTTTAGCGGTTGGAAGGTCGGAATCATAGGTCCAGCCCATTGCTACCTCAGTTCAAAGAGCCAGATTTACGCCGGCACGCCCACCTCGCGGCCCATCATGCTGGCTTCACCGTCGATGCTGGTGTTATTCCAAACGTCCGTCGCGGTCCCAACGACGTCCGGTGTATTGAAGTTAGCGGTCGCGGTCTGGAAGTAGTTATCAACGACGAAATTATCTCGACCGCCGCCGTTGTTGGTGTTCAGCACGAAGGTTGTGTTGGGCGTTCCGCCATCGGTGAAAAAGTTGCCTGAGATTACGCACTCGTGACCGGCAATCTTTACGCCGTTGGTGAAGTTGTTGAAGTGGTTATCGCGTACCTGCCAGGCCAACTAGCCCACGCCGATATTGCCCACGCCGAGAATGCAGGCGACTGTCAAAGCTCCAAAGTGGTTGCCTTCAATCTTCACGTTGAAACAGCCACCTACGTCACTGATACCGCCGCCGCCTGAAGCGAATCGGCAGCCCATAACCTCCAGGTGCGAAGCGTCCTGTTCGGTTTCGTCTTCTACGCCGGTGCGCTCCAACCTGAGGGCATAGTTGCTGGCATGTGCGGCGAAGAGAACGTTAAAGATTCTCCAGCCCGGATTGCGAAGAATAAGAAGAGGATTATTAGTGCTACCTGACGCTGGCAGCTTCCATGTCGACGCGGATTTTTCACCATTGAGCGGATGAGTGTCTGCATGTCGCGGCCGATTCCCGGCGCCGATGATCGTGACATCCGGAACACCGGTTGGCGACGTCAACTGTTCGCGCACATTGCCGCGGAAGAACACGCGCTCGCCGCCAGCCAGAGCAGCAAAAGCTTCGGCCATCGTCTTAAATGCGCCTGCCCATGAGCGGCCATCACCAGATGCGGCTTTACTCGCGTCAACGTATAACGTCCGACCGTACTGAGTTGTGGTGGCAAGCTCCTGACCACCAGCCAGAGCTTTGCCAGCATCAACTTCGATACCGGTCATGAGATAGGTCATTCCGCGTTTTCTTAGTTTTCCCATGGTGTGGAACCGCCTCCAGCAGTACTTGGTGTCCTAAATCCTTCTATCCCAGTTAGACGTTGGGCGCTTTGGGTACCGTCGAATCGCCGGGCTCGCTGTCGTCGTCGCCCCCCGCGTCTTCGTTGGCAAACTCAGCGCGAATCCTGTCAGCGGTCGCCTTACCGATGCCGTCAACGTCTTCCAGGTTATCAAGCTGTTTACGAACCTTTGCGTAGGTATTAAAGCCTGCTTCAGTCAATGGCTTGTGGCCCGGGAAGTCATCAGGCAGTGAACCTCGGAGTTGAGACGGTTTGGCAAGAGCTCCGTTCTCTTCTTCGTTCTCGCTGGTGATAGGATCATCATCCGCAACGTCGTTCTCTGGTCCACCCTGCCGCCCTGCCGCCTGTTCAACCATGCGGTCCTGGGCAATCTTGGGATCGGGAGTTGGGCCGCCTGGATTGAAGCTGGTTGAATCGTCGCTTGCGTCAACGATGTAGCGTTGATCAATCAAAGCCTGAGGGTTTTTCACACTCGCGACCTCAAGTAGGTCACCAGGCTTGCGCATTGCGCCGTCAACTTTGAAGTGTCGAAGGACTTTGAATTGTTTGGTCATTGGACTAGCTCCTTGTTCATTGACTCGCCTCTGAGTAAGAGACGACACCTGCGAAATCGAGGGCTGCATCAGGCAACAATTGACTCGAAAAAATACCCCAATTCTGTCGAAACGATTTTATCGTCAAAGGCGATCTGACCTTCGATGCGTTCCGATTCGATATGTTCCATGCGAAAGCGCTTGATCTGAACGCCCATATTGTTATTCAACGGCGCGTGCTTCCATGAGAACGTGTAACCAGCTGAAGGAGCCATCAGGCTTGGCGACGGCGCTACGTAGCCCAGCCACGCATGTTTCCCGTAAACGAAGTCGATCACGGCAGGTGAGACACCTTCTTTGGCGGAGTTTTCAATAGCACCTGCAACGAGCACACGGTCAACACCGAAAATCTTAGCGAGCGCGTCTTCGTTGATGGACTCGCGCGATGTGTACTTAATGCGCTCAATGAAGTCCGGATGGTCAATCAGCGCATCCATGACGTCATAGTGCACAACAAGAGTGTTGGGCTTGTAGCCGGTGGTTGCGAGAATTTGGCGACGGGCAGCCTTCACGTTCGCGCGGGGATCAGAATTGGCATCATCCCAGCGAAGCACCTGACCGGCCCCAGGGGCAGCCGCTACGCCTGTGGTGGTCGTTCCCCACACGCCTGGTTGAAAGTTCTTCGTGACCCAAACCTTCTCGCGCTTGAGCAACATCTTTGTGGTGACAAACTGAGTCGTATCGCGATCGAGATTTAGATCCGCATCTGAATTGTCGCGGGTCTGATCGTCAATATCCTTGTGAAACGCGTAGGTCTCACAGAAATAGCTATCAGTGGAGACGTCGTATCCGCCACCTGCTGATTCTGTACCAGGAGCGCGCTTCTTCGCCTCATCCCTGAACCAGTCGTCCTTTGGATAGACGCGAAACAGGTCCGACCGCTTCTCGACCGGTACGACGGGGTAGATCTTGTTCGCGATGAATTGATCTAGTCCCTGGATAAACGCAATCGACAGATTTGAAAGCAGCCGATCTACGTGGACCTGGCCTGGAGTTGGTTGCATGGTAGATGCTCCTAGTTTGAAAAGAATCGTTGCGGATTATTCAGCCGCTCAACTGTCATTACTTGGGCGATTAAGCCAACCGACCCTGAGGCCGTAAAAGGACTGAAATGATCGCGCCGTCAACAGCGCCATCGCCTTCAAGTGCAGTACCCTGAATGTATTCACCGGAGGCAGCTTCCTTACCTTTGCCGCCATTGGCGCACGCGACGTTGTCGCCGGCCTCAATCGTGCCGTTCGAAACGAGCTTGACGATGCCACGGTCAACAATTGTCGCAGCCTCAAATTGCAGCGGGTCGTTTTGGAGAACGCCAACACAAACGGTGCCGTCACCAGTGGGAAGGAGCGCACGACCGTTACCGTCGACGGTCAGGAAGTAGAACTGCTTGGTTCGGTAATCGGCAGCAGCTTCAAGAGGCCAACCTGGACCGGGAATTTCGTATGCCATTTGTGTCGCTCCTTAATTTGAGTCGCGTTTCTAAACGAATGATTTGAAAACCTGAGAGATAGAATCACTAACCGGCGACTGCTCCGCCGCGCATTTCCGCAAGGTGCTCTTTGTAGAGTTGCGGCTCAGCTTCCAAAACGGCAGTCATTGCGGCCTCGTAGCTCAGCTGGCCGGCGCTGTCTTCGGCCATCTTGCGAGCCTTCGCTTCAATCTTCTGAATCGCACCGCCAGCAGCCGGCGCCGTGCTTCCAGCTTCAGTGAACAAGCCGGCAGTTCTCACACGTTCGACCGCAGCGTTCTGAGACTCGACATAAGCCTTGAACTCCGTGGACTCTTCGCCCTTCTCGGTGGCGTTAACGATGAGTTCGAGCATGTCGATGTGGCCCTGGCGCTCGCCAATCCAGTTGCGTGAGATTTCGGTAAAGCGAGAAGTGCGCTTGTCTTTCTCAAGACTTGCGACGCGCTCATTCAGCTTCGTGACTGATTCCGTGGCTTTGGTGAGTTCGGTCGTTGCAGCTTCGGCGGCCTGCTTTTGCTCGTTGAGCTTGGCCTCCGCGGCATCCGCACGGGCTTTCTCTTCGTTGGCCAGTTTTTCCGCCGCTTGGAATTTGGTTTCCAGTTCCGTGAACTGTTGCGGCGTCGGATTAGCACTTTGGGTCATGTCACTAGCTCCTTGTTGATCGGTTACTGGCGTGAGCGCCTCGAAGTGTAGGTTTACCGTATCGGATGAATTTAAGTTTTCCGGAACATCACCGGTAAGAATGGAAAGGCCTTGCTCGTTAGCCACGATTGGGCGCAAAGCGTTTTCTTTGAAGAAAGGGCGAATGCACAGTGCGCCGCCGATTGCGATGTTTTTATGTCTGGTTTCCGGGTTAACCGGATCGGTCCAGCTATCAAACCAGGCGGGCGAAAAATACTTGAACCGCTCTTCCTCGATTAGTTTCTTGCCGCGATCGGTCCACTCGGTTTTCGCGTCAACGCCTCCGTCGTCGTTGATCTTCATCGACGTAATCCAGCCAGAAGCGCCGGACTGCGCGAGATCATGCTCGTTATCGATCGGAAGCTGTTTCTGGTAGACCTCGTTAAGGAAGTTATCTACAAAGCTCTGGTTGCGCTCCTTTGTGATGGTGATTTGCCCATAGCGCGGGCTGGTGTATACACCGGGCTTTGGCAGATAGTTAATCCACTCGGGCGCGTCCGCGAACTGCTGTTCCATGAATAAGCGCATGGGCCCTGACTGGTTGCACAAATCGGCAACCTCGTTGAAATTGCTCGACATGGCCATTGGTAGGTCAACGCGTCGCCCTGCAATCATCACGGACATGGTGTCGAACCGAAGCTCGATATCACTCACATCGTAGTCAGGCGTTGGATCGTCTTTTTCCAAGTAGGCGAGCGTGATGTGCGGGTCAAAACCATGCTCTGTCTTGGCGGGCGTTCCGCAACTCGCTAACCTTCGCGCAAGGTCAGTACGGAACTCGGCAAGCATCGGGATATCGACCGATGCGTAGTAGACGTCGATCTCGTCACCTATGAAGCGGCCGGTTCCAGAGATTACGCCGGATAGTGGTGTTTGCCAGTTCGCATGATTGCGGCAAGCAATGAGAATCTCCGCAATTGCTATCTCGCCAAACTGTGAAGAGTCGCCCAGGTAGCAAAGGGTCAGGTGAAGGTCTTCATGTGATTCGCCTTGGGGAATAGCCAGCCGAGCCGCTGCGTCATCAGAAAGATAGAAACAAATCATCAGGCCAGTTTGATTACCGCCAGCCTCAGCAGCTTCAAACTGCTGTTCAAACGCAACCAGCGCCGCAGTGTCGGCTTTCATCTTTTCAGCTTTTGCTTTACCTCCGGCGTGTGAGCGAGCGCTCTTAACGATGCCGTCAAGGTCCGTCTCAGTGAGATTTCCGGCTTTCAGCTTCTCCTTAATCGCCGCAACGATCTTGGAGAGGTAGTGGAGCCCGGGGGTTTTCTTGGAGGTCGTTGCCATCGCTGGCGAAATTACCACGAGGGGAATTTTTACGTTTTAGAGGTAGGCGAGGGGCGTTGGTGGGAAGTATAATTGCGGTATGAGCGACAAAGAAATAACCAACGCCGTTTGTACGAAGTGCAGCACGGAACTGTTTAAGGTACCAATTGTCGGCGACTTAGTGAGGTTCACCTGCCGCTGTGGATTCGACTGGCTTATTGATCGAATAAAGATGACAGCGCAGCGTGTACGCTAAGCGCGGCTACGTTCATCAAAGGGAATACGCGTGCGAGTAAATAGATTCACGACTGCGGTATACGGCATAGACGAACAAGTTCTCGTTGTCTGTGAGACCGAAGTGCGAAGGAAGCCCACAGGGGCGACCGTTTTGGGCTTTGAGTCGGTAGTCGTTGGTGAAGGCGGTTCTCTTTCTCAGGACTTGCTTTTCAAGTTGTGCGATATCTACGATTCAGGGAATGCTTAGCTAACCTCTTCATACTCTATCCGGCAATTACACCTGCCCATACACGGCGAATCTCCTATCGCCCGAATCTCATTGATGTCCTGCCAGCCTAAGTCGTCTTCATCAATACAGACATCACATGAATCGACGCCTCGGGCCATCACCCGCCGGGCAATGCTCAATCCAAACTTCTTATTACGCTCCAAGACCGCGTTCTCGTAACTCCCGATTGCCGCAGTGCCGTACATCTCAGCGCGCGGTGGAATGGATCCTGTTCGGTCGCTAATCGTTCGCGGGACCGCAAGAGCGAAGTCACGAAGATGCTTGAATTGAAACTTAAGGTCGGCTCCCAACTTACCCCAAAGCGAAGGTGTCATTGCGTTACGCCCGCCGTTGGCTATCACGGACACCGCGGCGTGCACGTTCTTAACCTCGCGGGCCATCAGTGCCTGCCACTTGGGAACGCTGAGCTTTCCAGCTTGCATCTGAGCGGCCCAACCTTTGAGCCGGGCGCTGGAGGCCGTTACGGCTGCATCAATGAGCTTGCGGACCTGCGCGTGAGTGAGAGTCTTGCCGCTCGCTGTTACGTAGCGTTGGCGGGTAGCGTCCCATGAGACTGAAGTGAGAGTGACGGGCATTACTTTCGATATAGCTCCTCCAGTTCGGCGACCTCTGCCCGTGCGATCATCTGACGGCCCGCCTCGGCAGCCTTCTGACTGGCTTCGATTAGTCCATCAAGGGAGGTTAAGTAATCGGCGAGTAGCTCGCGATGGCCCGGCGAAAGCTCACTGTCGATTATCGATTGACCTTGCGGTACGTCCATCACTCCACCTCCGCTTCAAACAGCGCCGCCGCTCCATCCTGGCCCAGCCTCCTCAACCAGTCGCGGGTGTCATCCATGTCCTCACGTGAGACTTCACTGAGCGCATCAAGTTCAGCCTCAGACCAATCGAACGCCCCGGTAGACTCTGTGGCCTGTACGGGCTCGCTGGCTGGGGGTCTGATGACAAAGCGACGTGGCATAGGGTGTTAATACCACAGGTCAGGTTGCATTGAGAACAGCGCCATCCTGCTCTTGCAGTTGTGGAGTTGGCGGCTTATTTCCATTCGTCTCAGGTTTATTGAGCGGAGGCGCATTCGCTGCCGTTTGCTTCGCTATCTTCTCCGCTTTCTTCTCAGCTTCCTTTTGTAGCTTCTCACGGGCCCCGGCGACGACAGGGAAGCCAGCTTGTGATAGTACCCAGTCTTGTTCGTCGGTGCTCAATTCAATCTTGGTACCTGAGACACTTGAGACAAGTTGTGCGAGCTCCTTAAGGTCGACCGTTTCAACATCACCGTGTGTGAGCATCGGTTGCTTGTCGGTCGGCATGCCATTGAGCCGTAGCAGTTTCGGGATAGGATGACGATTGAAGACGTCACAGATGATATCGAGGAATCCGCTGAGCGCGATGGAGAATAATTCGGTCTTGGAACTTGCCAGGGCGAACGATCCAACCTTCTCATGGCCCAACAATAGAAAGTCAGCCATCATCGTCATGAGGATTCGCTGATCGTACCGTTGAATAATCTTGCCAGTGTCGAACTGGCGAGTTCCGCTGGCAGATAACAACTTGACGTCAAACATCGGAATCTGAGTGTCAGGGAAACAGTTGGAAGGCACGAGGAGGCCTGCCTGCTCATCGTTTCGGATATTCGTAGCGACCTTCATATACTGCGCAAGCACTGCTTTTTGCTCAGATGTACCAGCTGGGTTGAAGTACTCGGCGGGAAGCTTAATGACGGGCAGCCCGGCAAGGTCCCGCTCAATTCCAATGCCCTCGATGTTCTCGATCTTTTGCTTGAAATACCATGGCCGATATATCCGTCTACAAAGCGACCTACCTTCAGGCGAATTCTTGTTTATCGAAGTCCTGAACAGCAGACTTTTATCGATAGGAATAAAATTCCGGCTGAACAGTGTATTTTGCCAGAAGCCTTGAATCCCGCCTTTGTCGTCTATCTCCCAACGCTCAAGTGAGTCTTGCGAGCGAATGGGCAGCTTGCGCCAACCAATACGCCCGTCGTTGAACTTGCTTATCGGCAGCTCTTCTTCTTTCCCCTCAGCGTTAACAAACGTACCCGGCTTGTCACCGTTCCGCAGCTTGTAGCAAATCTCGTGATAGCTAAAGCCCCAGGCGAGAAACGACAGAATCTCGGAAATCATATCCTTCCAACTCTGTGACATGTCGTCGAGGTTCGATTGCACGAAGTCTGCGCGTTGCCTGCCTTCGTTGTCGTCGGAGCCCGGCGTTACCTTCCACTCAACGCCTCGAGTTAGTAACTCAACAGTGAAGAACATTGAATGAATAACAGGATCGTTCGCCAGCATCTCCTTGACGATGCGAACCCAACGAGCGCCCGTGAGTTCTGACAGAAACTCTTCCTGAATCCAGCCACCATACTGCAATAGACCGGTGCGCCCGAGCTCGTCGAAGTAGCCGCGCTTCGAAGCAGGTACCCGCATTGCATCTGGTAGCGATGTGTCGTTCTCAGCCATTAGCCCATATCGTCCTGTATCAGCACTATCAGGTAAGGGTTCTCTGGATCCGTGGGAAAGGTATCGACAATTCCGGGCCGCGTTACTTCAAACTCGATTTTGTAAACGCCGCTCGTGTCCACGTCCTCAGGTGTCATCGTGTAGGACCAGGTGCCAACCTCCGCGTCAAGAAAGATAAAATTCGCACCGTTGATCTTTATTACGTTGGTTGAGTAGCCACGCATAAAGAGCTTGCGCGTGATTGAACCTGGAAGAGGTACCGGTGCGCCGTGGGAGTCGAGAAACTGACCGGCAACGACCTTGCCGTGGTCCCCTCTCTTAATTGTGATGTCCGGATTCAGCATCTCAATTATCAACCTTCACCTTGGTTGTTCCGTCCGAGTCCAGCTTCACCGAAGACGGCAAGCGCACGCGTCGAATCTGCAGAGTAAGAAACGAGGCCAGCGCGTTAGTAGCCTTCCGCACGATAATCCCAACAGAGCGATTACTCAGCGAGGCCATCCCGGTTGCGAGAGCCACCAGGATTCGCAGCGGCGACACCAGGACAGAAGAAACGCCGGTAGCAATCACACTCTGTACTGAGGTCGACACTTCCCGTTTGATCGAGGCCACTTCAGAAGAGACGACAATCGCAACGAGCAGGATGATTGACCGAAGTATTGAAGGATGGCCCACGGCGTTTGCACTGATACGCACTTGAGCTTGCTTTATCACCTCCGCCGGCATTCCCGTGGCCATTGCTTCCAACGCAATCAGTGAGAGCTTAATAATGGAAGGCTGGGCCTCACTGTTGGCGCTAACAATCATTTCAGGCAGACGAATAACCGAGGGTTCACCAATGGATTGAGTGGAAGCGTGGACCGCGGCATCCCTGAGAAGTGTGGCCAGGCTACCGCTCGCGGCAGCTACAGAGGTCGATACCGCTCTTGATAGAAACGATGTGCCGCTGGCTACCAAAGCAAACGAGACCAAAGGAAGACGTTCGACAAAGCTGGCCGCATTAGCAGTGGCACTCACGACGAACATCACGAACCGAATAACACTCGCCTCGACAGTCGCGGTTACGACGGCCACGCGCAACAAGGCTGACTTCACCGTAGTTGCAACGCCGCTCGCATCTACGCTGATAGCGACAAGCACGTCCCGGGCGATTGCTGGGTTAGCGTTAGCGATTGATAGGACTGATACGTAAACCGCCCTCGAAAGCGATGGAACGCCCGCCGCATTTGCTCGAATAATCGGCGCTGCCATCTTGACCACGAAAGTCTCTTCCGAGGAGTTGACGTCGATAAATACCTGCCTGAGAACCGACTGGATGAAGGTGGCCACAGCCGTTGCCGTAGCGACTACCTCCCTTGTCACTGCGTAAACAACTAGCGCGATAGTTGTGGTCGCAACGTCTAAGGCAAGGACGTACAGGCGGGAGGCGATCGACGTGGCTTCATTTGCCGTGGCAAGCGCAATAATCTGGCGGGGCTGTTTGATTGCTGAAGCAAAGTTCGAGCTTAGCGCGCTGATCTCGAATGACACCTGTGAGGCGTGGCTATCTGCCAGAGCGTTCTCGCCAAGTGCTTCACCTCCAAGATACATTCAGTCTCCCGATCATGCTTACATTACTTGCTCTTGAGCGGCCTGGGGCGACTTGACCCCTCCAGCTCTTTGTTCTCGCTCGGCCAGTATGCGCTCTACATCCTCGTGGGAAATCACGATTCCGTCAAAACACTCTAACTGTTCATACGTAAGCGTGTCGGCAACTGACTGAGGAATGCTGGTCGCAAGGTATTGGGTAAATTCAATCTCAGAATTCAGCAATGCCATAACCGCGTTATCACGGTTGGTCAGATCCTCTTTGGTAAAATCGAAGTTACCGTGCACGTCTTTGAGAACAATTCCTTTTTCATTTGTGGCGCAGAATTGGCGATCGATGGCCCTCCCTGCGTCAAGGTAGGTTTGCTCTATCTTGCGCATTTGGACCAAGCTCCGCTGCATCGAATAAGCGACCTTCGTCTCATCTTTGTTATTCGCGAGATAGACGTGAGCCAAGCCAAGCCTGATGCCGGCTATCCGCCCACCGCTTCCAAATTCAAAGGATCTCCGGTAAGTAAGTTTCATGTCTTTGCTCCTATTATTACCGCACTCTTCGTGCTGAAATAAAACCGTAGGCAGAGATTGTGCTAACAGAGAAAACGTCTAAAGCAACCAGATATACGGTGGTCGTCCCAGAAACGGAGATGCGCGTCATGGGCGCGTTTTGGGTGATACTCCCAGCGCCGATCACGACACCCGGATAGGCGACATGGTTTCGCTGCTCTACAGCAGCGTTCAGCGTGTTATCGACAGTTCCGATACTACAAGTCAGCAGGGTGATGTTAGTGGTGGCAGCGATCTTGTGAACCATTGTGCCCCACACGTCCCAATCACCCGCGGTCAGTGAAATGCTTATTACAGTTTTCCCGGTCGCGGTTGTTAGAGAAGTCTCAGAACCTAACGCTAAGGTTGCGGTAATGTATTCGCCCACGTCTCCAGCCGTCGCATTGCTGCCGTCGATAACGCCGTGTGTTGGGCCAGAAAAGCCGTTGGCGGTAGTGACCAGCCCCGCGACATTTACCGAAAACAGCGAGCCGCCAGCGGCATTCTGAAAGTCAACAAACTTCCCGGTCGGAGCGGTGTCAGTGTTGCGCTTTAACGTGAGGAGCGTAAGGTTGTTCACGCCTCCAGTTACGAAAGTCGAGCCATCCTTTTTGACTTTCCAGGTATCCAGAAGCTCAATAAAGGAGTCGTTCGCGTGCGTCCCGAGGATGTGGGTGGGGTTCATGTAAAGCCCTTTGTGAAAACCACCTCCTGAGCCAAAGATATTTATTGCTGCAGTTGCTCCGTTTCCAGTTGTTATCACATTCAAGACGTTCTTGCTGTTAGTTTGACCGATCAGCGGTTGGTCCACTCCCTCGTTGTCAATGGAGAACTCGCATGCTATGGCATAGCCGTCACCACCGTCCTCAACGACACCTTGGAATGCGCCGCCCCATGCGCGACCTGTAGGATTGGTTGAAGCGATGATCCCGCGAGAGTCGATGCCCACCATGTCGCGATCCGAACCTGGTTCCGAGGGATCGTTTGTCTTAGCTTGAATTAGAAGGGCGGCTTTTTCGTAATTACCGACCGCGCCGGAGTCATCGGTTGCGTAAGGCTGGAGGGCAACCAGATATTGACCTGCTGAAGAGTCCACGCTCTTGGTTATGCGAAACGTGCTCAGCGCCCAACTTGCCAAGTCTGTCTGTGACCCCAGACCACCTTCAACGTCAAACGTCAGAACTTTATTGACGGCATCGTAATGGAGAACGTCGTTGTCTTCGGCGAGCTCTCCATCCTCTCCTCCAAAAAGCACTGAACCGGGAGTGAGAAAGGAAAAGTCTGTAGCGGTCAGTGACCTAAAGCCCGGCGCATCTGCTCCACCTGATACAGGTCCGGCCCATACCTGCCCTGCGGACTGATCGGCAAACGCAGTGGCAATGGTCTCGAACATTCCGGCCGTTGGACTGTTGGTGACCTCGTACACATGCCCGGAGGTGTCATGCGCGCTGTCCCCGGTTCCTTCCTGACCGCGAACGATCGTAGTGAAGTCGTCTCCATCCTTCACCAGTACTCGTATGATTTCTTTATTTGGATCGAGCGATGCTCGCGAATAGCTTGATCTATCCCAAATGACGATTGTGAAGGGTTCATCAGGAAAGGCAGCGCCTTCGCCGGTAGCAACAGACATCGAAGTAGCGCCAGCGGCAATCCCCGCCGCTAAAGTGCTAACCGCGAAGTTTGCGACATTATCCATTAGCGTTAAAGATTGGCCGCGCCGACTTGGTAAGCGACGCGGCCACTAAAATAAGAAGTTCGCCTGAAAAACTAAGCCGCTTAAGAAAACTGTAGGCGAAAGGTCAATTGGATACTGTCGCCAGTCAACAGGTTAATCACTGAAATGCCCGATAAGATCAACGCGCTCCCGGCAGACGACGCATCAAACAGTCCGACTTCAGTGAGCGCGCGATTGGCCGTCATCGTAATCGTGCCCACGACCTGAAGAGTATCGTTCGTTACCGTAGTGGTTACGCGGGTTGGCGTGCCAGACGTGCGGGTTTCGACTTCAGTTGTCAGGGCTGTGGCGGTAGAGTCAGCCGGCCCGGCGCCAGTACCTATGGCCACGTAGCGCGGCACGGTCCCACCCAGGCCTGATACGAGGTTCGAGCAGATGGCCTTACCGCTATCTTGAAAGAAGGGTCCCGCCGCAAGCAGAACCGGCATCAGCGAGCCCAACTGGACAGCCAGAGCGATCACCATCGAGATAATGAAGCCCAGCCGCAAGGCATCTTTCTTGTATTGTTTCATTGGTCCAACTCTCCCTTAAATCAACTCAGAAATGAAAGGCTCAGTCCGCTCCACCGGCTTCAAGAAAGTCGGCAAACTCAGCGCGGTCCTTAAGCGGCAAGGGCGCGTTTTCCGCAACGCCATCCTCCGTTATGCCGGCATACCGTCGCACGTCATCGGCAGTGAAAAGCTTTTGACAATCGCTTCTGCGCAGTTGGTCGCGGTGCTCGTTATTCCAGTCATCCTCGAGTTCGTCAACGAAGCGCTTCAAAAGCATGTGACGACCGCCTTCAGTCTCCGGCGTGATGTCATTCAATTGAAGGAAGCCAGTGAGCTGGCGAGTCTTCATGTCGGCAATATCAAAACCGTCACCCATGTCTAAGCTCTCCTTAATTTGGCCGTCACTCGGCCGATAGTCGCGTGGTAAAGGTCTGAAAGAAGTTCGTTCAAGGTTGGTTCCCGCTCAAACGTGTAGGCACCGATTTCACTGGCCGTCACCCGTCCAACCAGTCCGCCATCCCCGGCAAGTTCCAATGCTTTAGGCGTTGGGCAAGGCTTGTTCAGCTTCGCGTGCGCTTGCGGGTTACCACATCCGCAGCGAATAACCGTTGCGTGAATCTCTGCGCTTGCAAACGTTCCCTGTGGGACCGAAACTTGGCGTGGTGCAATCATCGGCCTGACGCTAGCACGCCGCTGGATTTTATTTTTTGACTACCTCGTGAATGCTATCTGCGGCTCTACTTTCGCAATGAAGCCAACACACCTACCGCCGTTAATACAATTCCCATCAGCGCCGCCCGCTTATTCGCGCTATCCCGCTCCTTTTCAAGGCTCGCTACTCGTGCCATCACCATGCCTACCAACTCTTGCAGCGTCTTAATTGCGCTCTGGTACGTGGCTATCAAATCCTGCTGTTGCTTAATCGCTTTATCGGCAAGGGCCAAACTATTCTCGTAGGCTTCGCGTGTAACCCTATTCGCCTCGAACGCTTGCTTTGCCGACTCAACCGCTAAAGTCAAACTATCAACCGCTGCGTCTGCGGCCTTCAGTTTCTTTTGTAAATCGTCAATTTGGTCCTGTGCTGCGACTACCGCATTGCGAAGCCTGGTGAGTTCGTCAGCCTTCTGGGCAGAGGGCAGCGATAAGTTGCGAACTCCCTCCAATGGCCTTTGCGCGCTGACAGAGGTCATCTGTGGAAACCCCAACAGGATCAGTAACAGTGGGAGCAGCAGACAAAGCGTCTTTGTAGGCAGCAACCTTTTGTGATGCGGTCTTGGAATTGTCATTGAATATCTTCTCTCTAATTTCGCTTTCCTTTTTCGCCGCCGCCAGCGCTTCTTTCGATTTCGCGTACTCCTGAAGGGTTATATCGAGAGCCTTCTGTTGCTCTTCCGCCTTCGCCAGCTTGGTGTTGACTTCCTGCTGTTTTTGATTTGCCTGTCGCCAGAAAACAAAGTCCTTAACCGCATTCATTCCCCGGGTAAGAAACAGCCATGCGAAGATCAAAAAGACAACGACCAATGCGGTGCCGACTATCCACTTCACCGGGGCCGGGATGGTGTCCAAGAAACTCATTAGTCGCTGTCCGAAACCCACCATGCATGCTTACACGTTGGGCAAGTCTGCTCGCCCTCAGCCCAATGAACCGCCGGGCCGTCAGCAGTACCGGCTTGAACGCCGCTGCTTTCCCGCTTAAACCATGGCGCTTTCATATACCAGACCTCCCAGTCGTCGTCTCCGCAGTTGGGACACTTCATTATTATCCCTTCAGCACAATCCGATCTGCCATGTGGGTCACGGCGTAGAGAATCAAACACGATGCGCCTACGGCCAGCCAGAAGGTCAGCCCACCCGATGATCGTCCATACTGCCAGTGAGCAATCAAAGCACCGAGAAACGTCAGCAAGATCCTGACGCCCAACTCAACTCTTTTGTCTAAAGGCGCAGTGCGCGCGGCGACTTGCCGCTTCAGAAAGAAGATCACGAGCGTGATCGCAATCGCCAGGACGACTAACAATAGGGTTTCGCTCATAGCATTACCCTCCCGTCCCTGTCCGCCGGGCGCCGCGATCCATTCGCTCCCGCATCTCTTCCCGCCGTTGATGAAACTCGCTCATCGCTTCTTGCCGCCCTCTATTGATACGGTAAATGCCTAAGCCTACCATTCCAACCACAATGCAGATCGGGACAATGATCACCCAAGCCGGCGCGTTCCAAATGAACTGAATGATTTGCTTCATGTTTACCCCCTCGAATCCACCCCGCCCACCTTGACCTCAGTCGAGCCAATCATGGCCCCGCCATCATCCTTTTGTCCCAGGTCGATGCCCGGCTTCTCAGCAAACTGACTTGTGCCGCTGAGCCCCTGTGTGCCGTCCTTGGATGAAGTCCACTTGTGCCCCGCCTGGACTTCAAACTGGGTTTCTTTCGCTGTCTGCCAATCCGCTTCATGCTGACCATCGTTCTCGCCGCTGGTTTGGATGCTCTCGAGGCTCCTGCCGCCGGCCGCTTGAACTGGGCGATACTTCTGCAGCCATTTATGTTTGGCTTCTGCACCTGTAACCACAGGCTTTGCATTTGGCTCGCCTGAGAAGGTGCTAATCACCCTCGGCGGCTCGTCAACGTCGATTAGCCGTGCAGTGCCATTCTTATCAAGCCACTTGAATCGAGATAGTCCACCTTCCGCCTTACTCCCACCCCACACGGCCGGATCGGACATGATCTCAACCGATTCAGCGTCAACGCTCGACGTCGCGTCCTTAACGCTCTTCTCGATCATGCCGCGCATCTCTACCTGAAAATCCGATAGCGTGGTAGCGAGATTTGTCTCTGCCTTTTCTATCGCCGTTGAGATCAGCCCTTTAACCTGCTGAAGTTGAGTATTATTTAGCAATGGCTCGTTTACTTTTTGGGACATTTGTCTTTCCTTTCAGTTAGAAATAATTGCGTTGAGCGAAAATAATTGCTGAAAGCTCGAAAAGCGCAAGACCCAGCGCGGGCCGCTAAAAGGAAAAAGGTAGTTGGAAGCAAAGTTAGTCATCTTCACCCTTGCGGCGCGACTTTCGCCCGGTCTCTATGACAACGCCGAGATGCTCGTAGATGACCTCCGCCATCTGTTTAACCTGTGACTCCAATTTCAACACCCGCTTCGCCATCGCCACATCTCGCTTGGCTCCGGCCTTCACGTTGCGCATTGTGGCGTCGGTTGGATTCTTCTTTTTCATTGCTTGACCATCCGCTCCCGTTCCTGTGCTTCCTTGGCCTGTTTAAACTCCCGTCGTGCAATCTCGACTGCTCGCTGTGCTTCCTCTGGCGTCAACTCTCGGGGTTGCTGATTTGCCCTGAGACTTTGTAGTAGTCGCTCAGCTTCGCCCATTGTTCCCTTAAAGTCTTTCATCGCCTTTACTTTGTGAACGCGCCCTGCGCAGCGCGCGCGCCGTAGCCAACCATGAAGCCGCTTGCGGACCTGTAGTCGAACACGCTGCGCAGGAATCCTGGATTTTCTAGCTTGTGAATCCTAAGTTCCGCCTTAGAAAGTTGAAGGTTGCACGACTCAAGCATCCGCGCGTCCCCTGTATTCACAAACGCTCTATCCTTATTTGCCGATTTCAATAGCTCGATCATCTCGCTCTTTACCGCGTCCTTGCCGTCCAGCGCCTCGATAACCGCGTCTTTCTCGACAATCCGTTGCTCAAGTAGCGCAATCTTTTCGTTGGCCGCCGACAGCCTTATATTCGCAATTTCCAGCGCCTTAAGCGTCTGGCTATCTTGGGCCGCAGGACTCGCGTGTGATTGCTCCGCAATCGTGATTGATCCGGTTTGCCCGTAAACCGTCGCACACACGCTGCACCCTAGTAATGCAATCCGTAGGCTGTTCAGCACGAGCCTCTTCGTTCGCTGCATTTTGTGATACCTCTTCAATCTTCTTTACCAACCCCGCATCAGCTACCTTATGCTGCTCGGCTAACGCATCAAACGCTATTGCCTTTGGTTCTAATTCCGCCGCTCGCTTCTCGCTGGCCTCTGCTCGGGCAAGGATCTTGGTTCTGTCTGTCTGCCATGCCGCTGACTCAGCGTGATACTTCTTACTGCTTCGACTGTAGCCACATGAATCTGTTTGAGCCGTAATCGCAAAGAGCAAAAACAGAAGGACAATTACCGCCCCAATTTCCACGGCATATCGCCGCCAAGGGGTCTTGATTTTCGAGAGCAGGTTGTTGATGAAGGTGAACATCTATCCCCCGGTCCCTTTCTTCACCAGATAGAAAAAGATCCCGATTGCGGCGAGGATGATAAATAGAATCAGAATTGCCCATTCCATCTCACATCCCATCCTTTCCCTGCTCATAAGCGCTTCACATCACAGATACTTCAAAGCCAATCCGTTAATGGTAACGTGCAAAATGTTATCCGCGATAATAAGCAACCAAACCGCCAACCACGCGGGGCGATCTGACGGATAACCCGTTCCAGCGCACTCGGTCCACGGTGGGTTGATCTTCCACGACTTCCCGCTGGGAGATGCCGAGTCAACATGAAACTGCCTTGCGCCCATCCAGTTCTTCACCCAAACAACAAACCTTGCTAACCGCCAACGATCAATCACAAAGTGCGTTCCGATAATTACCGCGTAAGCCGTCCACGACGGGCGGAGAAACAAGAATGGCAGTCCATAGGTGGCGACGTGTGCGAGAGCCGCAATCGTCTTCTTTGTTTTCTCATTTGCCATCCAGTCAGACTGCAGGATGTAGTCGCCTATCGCATGGCAAAGTAGCTGATCTGCTGTAATCATCGGCCTTCCATTATCCGGCGACTAAACTCCCGCTGCTCATCAGCGTCGGGCGGAAGCGCCAACTGCTCACATTGGCATTTCTGTCCCTGCCAAGACGCAGCGCACTTCCCTGTCACAGGATCGTGCGCTCCTTCAAAATGCTCGCAGTTCATACAAACTACGCCGTGACTCATCGCGCCTCCCTTCGCCGCTCATAAGTCTTTCAGTTCCCGGCGAAAGTCTGTCTTGAAATATCCAACGAGCGCCTTGCCCACGAAGTAAATCACCATCACCGGCCACGCAAAGAACCATCCGAGAATGCTGAGAACGTACCTCAGCTTATTTGTTACATCCGTAACGAGGCAGACATAGAACAGCACCGCACCAGATGCAAGGATGAAATACGCGATGATGGTTTCGTTCATCCTGTGACCTCAATCGTTGGCGAATCCTTATCCCTCGCGCTGGCAATCTTCGCCATGGTGATCTGGTGTGCCCGCGTCGCCTCGGCTTCTTTTTCTGCCGCTTTCCGCCTTGCATCCTGATTAGCGAACCAGAACCGCATCACCAACCAAATCAGTCCAATCAATCCAGCAACGACGAAGAGGCCAAGAATTATCGTAGTCGGCCACCCACCAAGTGCGGCAACAATCGCGCTGCCAGAAGTAGTGATAAAGGTCAGAACTCCGACCAAGCTCCCCTTGATCCCCGGCGTGCTGGCGGGTTGATCGGACGGGACAGGCTTCTCTTTCTGGACTTCCACTATATCGGCCGGCTTGTCAGGAGCGGGAGTATCTTCCTTGGTCGATTCTTCCGGTATTACAGCCGCCTGGGGCGACATAAAGGTGCTTACTGGTATCGAAGTGCCCAGGTTGGCTGCCGCTGCTGTGAAGGGAGTTGGGGCGACGGAAACAGGCCACGGCCACGGTCTCACGTCGTCAAGGGATTCCGGGTTAACAGAGACGTGGACATGCTGTTTATGAGCATTTGAGCCTGTGTACCTCTCCCACTTGCCTGTGCGGACCTTCCAGATTTGCGAATTGAAGATCACATACTTAACGCGGGAGTCTTTGATTAGCGCCCGGCTCAGAATGTTTCCATCGACGCCATCGCCGGGATCGTGCGTGATGTCCATCGCGGAAACTACCCCGACGCCCTTTGAATCTTTTATCCACGGATTATGATCAGAGCTGCGCGAGGCATGCGCGGCATCGCCAATCGTGCCGTCACTAACCTTGCTCCGCTTTGGGCTGGCAGTGTTTACCTGAGACCTGAGTTGTTCGAGTGATTTTGCTAGTCGCCAGTTTGCCATGAGAGCGGAAGCGTACACCTTGCCGCTGATTTATTTTTGCGACGAGCCCGCATGTCACGTTTTTAAGGCTATAACAGAAGCAAAACTGGCGCTTTGGGCTGATATAAACGTGACAACTGCAGGTTAGACCCTCCATGAACTCTTTTGAGTGATCGAGATTGGCCCAATCGTCGGCAACTCAATTCCGGTTGGTGCGTATGCCAGGTTCACAGCGTCTGCATCGTCCGGGCTGCGCTTGATTCGCTTCTTCGTGTCTTCCTTCTTTTCAACGACCCGACGGCCCTGATTGTCCAGCTTCCACTTTGGCGCCATGAATTGACGCCTCAAGTCGGTGAGCGCTTCCGGCGATAGGTGTGAGAAGTCCAGCCGGTTGTCATCCGCGCGCGCTGCAGTCGAGAACCAAAACTCGCTCCGGCGATTCGGATACTTATCTTCCTCAAGTGCACGGCTCCCAGCTGATAACCCGACGAAGTTGTACGCTCCTCGTTGGTCGATGACGCCGCCGCCCACTCCGTCATCATCCACTTTCACTACTATCTGATTTTTCTCGCAATTGGCTTGATTGGCGACCTCGTCAACAATCTGCTTAAGACGGCCAGCGGTCTGTGAGGTTGACATGCCGTTGTGTGATTCGTGGTGAATGCTCACGCAGCTGCGGCGTACGTGTATTGTCGTATTGTCGTCACCAAAGCGTGCGACGTCACAGCCAATCTCCGGAAGGACCGCTTCCGATTTCCGCTGAAGATCCGGCTTTTCCTCGATCGCGGAAAGCCACATCGCCTCGGACCATACTGAATCGGTCGACTGAGATGGCCAGCGCCCCAGAACCTTACCCTCAAACAGCGGGCCCGGGCGATACCACTTCGGTCCGATTCCTTTTTCAAGACAATAATCGAGAGGCGGCCAGCAGAAGTCGCTCGCCTTCTTCTCGCTCTCCTGAATTAGCGTGCACCACTTTCGGACCCGCTCTTCAACCCACGACAAGCTGATGGCTTTCGGGAAAGGCTTTGAAAGTCCGCGCAGCTCCGCGGCTAAGTTCGGATGCTCGAGCGCAGAGATATTGATAACATTCCAGTCGCCCGAAAGCTCTTCCTGGTAGGCATGTGAACTCGTATCGGTTGGATTCATTATCGCCAGCCAGCGGTTACCTGGTCCTGACGAAAGCATGCCCTCGGCCGCAGTCCAGAACTGCTCCTCAATTCCCACCGCCTCTTCGAACATGATTAACAGGTGCTCTTCATGGTCACCCTGAAACGAGTTGGCGTCCTTGGCTGTGTAGCCGGCGGCGAAGTGCGCAGGGTCAAAGTCTCCGTTCTGTAGAAAGGATTCAATGCGCGCAGCCTTCGGGAGCATGTTTCGGCCGCGGCGCTGAAGACGAACTTCCTTCCAGGTGAGGTCGACCACCTGAACCTTCGTCGGCGCCGTAGTCTTTGTGATGGAAGGATTGAAGCAGTCGTAATGCCAGCTTACGAGTCCGCCGGCTAAATGAGTTTTTCCTACGCTGTGGCAAGCTTTAACGAACGTCTTGGGATTGTTAACTACAGACTCGGCAACCTCTATCTGCTTTACCCACCAATCAACCCCGAGCTCGCGCTTCGCATACAGAACCGGATCACTTCGATAGGCATCGTAACGTGAGTTCTTAGCCGCATGCCGCCGTCGCAGTTCAAGCTCAGCCCGCGCTCTAACCTTGAGCGAGCTTGCGGAGTTCGTCGTCTGAAAGTTGACTGACATCGACTGCTATAGACCCGCTGTGCTGGTTGCGAATGGTTTGCCGGTAAACGTCGGGTCGAAGGTTCTCCAAAAGGAATTTAATTAGAAAGTCACTGGAATCGAGCGCGCGCTTTCGGGCTACCGCTTCCAGTTCGTCGAGCGCTTCCTCTTTCGCTACATCTACGGCCAACTGGAACTGCGCATCCTTCGCCAAGTGCTCGTAGTAAGTCTGCCGACCAATTCGGGCCGCCTTACAGGAGAGAGTGATGTTGCCCGTTTTCGCGTAACTACGGATGAACCGCTGGTGCCAGGAGTTATCTATTTGCTTTGGAGCTACACGCTTTGGGGCCACGCGCGCGCGTTGAGGCGTCCGCTTTGTACTGTCCGACACACGAGGACTTTTACCCCGTGAGACTCTCACTTGAACCGCTCCAGGTAGGCTTTAGCGTTATCGAATCGTTCTATCATGTCTTTGAACATTCCAAGCCCCGCGTTGCAGTTTGTGCAGAGCAAACCACGAATCTGCCCAGTATCGTGGTGGTGGTCAACTCCGAACGGCAACGGACGATCCGCGCTTAAAGGCCGCTCCGTCTCGCAAATCGCGCACTTACCGGCCTGAGCCTGATACATTTTCCGGTATTCGCTAAACGTGATCCCGTAGACCCGCTCAAGTCGGCTACTGCGTTCTCTTAGTTTCGCGGGTAAGGGTCTTCTCTCGTTCGGGCGGACGCCCTTCAGATTCCAGCACTCGATGCAAATTGAGGGATCTCGAAACATCGCCACATCAAGCAGCCTGACACAAGTCGGGCATAGCTTCCTTTCGTGAGTGACGACATCTATCTGTTGAGCTTTAATCATTCTATTGCTCAGCGTACTGTGAATTGAAATCTTATTTCTGAGGACTAACTCTCCGGCGGCGTCGGCAAGGGGAACGGCGCCAGGAATTAGATTTTGATTTGCAAACTGTGCGGCCACGGTCCTTCGAATCCGGTGCCCTTGAGGTAAAGATGTGCGGCCTTGAAAGCTAAGTCTTCCATATCGTTAAAGATCCCAACGATCTCTTTCGAGTTCTCCATGTACTCGCCAGCTGCGTCCGCTTTCTCAGCAGCTTCTCGAACGTGGCTCGTTAGCGTCTCGATCACGAGGCCGTTTAAGATTATCTTTTTACATGCAGTGCCGCCCATTTAATTACCCTCACTGGTTGAGTTTAATTCCGTTCGCCTGCATCGCCAGCGTGATTTTCATCATCTTCTCATTCTGCCGCTCGCGATAGACTTGCCCCATGTCGCGCTCTTCCTTGATCTCGGCCTGCAACTTTGCTTGTTGCGCGTCAAAGGTTCGCGTCCGCTCGTCAAGCATCGTCTCCATGCGGATGATCGAATCCCGTGTCTCCCGCGAATCCGCCGTGCTGGACTTGTACGCCCAACCCAGAACAGCGAGGAATGCCGCCAAGAGAACTGCGGCAATGCCAGGTGTGATTACAAAGCCCTTTTCTATCGTCTTGCCGCCGGCCATGCTGAGAGTCTCCCAGTGGGGGAAGTATTCGCGCCAACCTTTAGGCTCACGCGAATCTGGCTGTTCCGGTTGAGGTTCTGGAAAGTGCAAATTGACAGGCAAGGTATTTCCGTTGCCATTATGCCTTCCTGATGCTTTGGTTGCGCGTGAGTGTGCACTCAATTGGTCGATTTCTTTTCGGTTTCGCATGTCCCCAGCGTGTCAAAACTCAGCGAGTACATCGTTTCAATCCTCTGCTATCTGTGTGCTGAATTCTGTCCTTTTCGGGGATTTCGGTTTATTGTATCCCGCCGCGTGCGCCCGAGTCTTTGATCGGATTGGGCGTGCGTGACAGTTGGGCTGCTTCTTCGGGGGCAGCCCGCTCCTGTTTTCAGCCGTTCAACCTTCGCATGAATTCATCTACAGACATCTGCCCATTAAGTACCTGGATATGCCGACTCAGTTCATCCCGAGTGAAGTCCCGGCTGGTATCGCAATCGCTACACCAAACATACGCTGGCCCCCACGCCTTGCAAACAACCCAACTGTGAACATGGGAAACGGGCACATATCCGTTGCCGTTATCAACCATCAATTCCGCCCCTTTCCACTCAGGTATATCTTTCGGATCGCATTGCATGTAGTCCATAGGGCGCTCACTCCCGCCTCTCAAAACGGAATGGTAAACACGCACTCCATTGGATACGTCTGACCCACGAAGATTTTTAACAAAGACTTTTCCTTAAATCCTTTCAGATCTTCCACGCTTGGTATCGGTTGCGGGTTGCGCTCAATGGCTTCTTGTGTCTGCCTAAACGCCTCGGGCAATCCGTCCCAGTGTGACGCCTGAATGCAGATATGTATGTAATCTTCGTCTGTAATACCGCTCCACCTAGCAGTAGGATCAACCGTCGCCACTTGATTTCTTTCCATTATTCGTCTCCCATGTTTACTATCCGGTAGTAGTGAATCCGGTCGTCACACTGCATCAACCTACCTCCCTCACGGCTTCAGTCCTAAAAAGATTGTAAGCAGCGCCGCGGCCAATGCGACTACTCCGATCAATATCTTCCATCCCGCATCAAACCCGCTCCCGCGTCCTTCGTTTCGATCCAGTCTCGCCTGAAGCGCCGCAATCTTTTCACTGTTGGCATGTATGGCGGCGTTAGCGTTCTCCGATATCGCTTTAAACATCGCCTCACATTCGGTGCGAGGCATCTGCCTTTTTCCTACGTCCTCTAACGCGCCTCTGAATTCGTTGGATTTCTCCTGATCGTACTTGTTAGCTACCTCTTGGGCGTCGAATCGCTGCGCGTTAGCTTCCTTCTGTGCCTCAAATCGCTCTGCGTATCTTTTATCGTTGCCCTCTATAATGCTCTTTGAATGAGCAAACTTTTCATTTGTCAGATGCCGCTCGGAGTCGATCCTCTCATCAAGACGGCGGAGGCTCTCGATCATCCGCTTTTCGAGGCTGGACTCTCCAATCATGCCGGGATCGCTCATCTCTCATCCGCTCACTGTTCGCTTTCTTCGGTCAGCATAGCCGCGAACGGGGATTTATTTTCAGACAAGCAAAAGGCCGGATCGCTCCAGCCTCTTACCTTCTTTGCTGTTTCTTGGCGGCTCACCGTTCAAGCCAGCAGCACCAAGTCGGGTGAAGGGCCAGAGCGTGCCGAGTAGGCGCCCAACGTCACACCGTATTCAGCGACCGTAGTGCTCTGCCTCACCTGTGTCGAAGTATCGACTGTAATTGGTTGCGCATTGCCAATGCGAATCACGGCGGTACTGTAGTTTTGGGTCACGTCAAAGCCGACTGTCATCGGCGAACCACCTGCCACAGCGGGCGGGTCAACCGAAACAATAGCCTGATCGGTAAATACCTTTTCACTCGGCGCTCCTCGTGCGAGCGCAATGCTGGCCGTCACCATCAGAGCGGTGACTACCAGAACGGGAATCCAACCTTTTCTCATACGCATCTCCTTTGCAAAGTGAACGTTGACACCATAAATGGTTAACCAAGTCAGCCTGAAGAATAGCGCGGACCTGAGGTTTATTTTTGATTGGCCGCACTATTGCCCCGGTGGGGCGGGAACACTTGAAATCCTTAGGCGTCCAAGCTTTTGCATCTCTTCAAGAAAGTCCGCCCGACACCCTATCGCTGTATCCAAGACCGCGTACCACAGAACCTTCTTTTTGCCCCGCTCGTGTCGCACCATCGTTACGGTCTGCCCGTGGGTAAAGTGGAACATTAGCCCGGGTGAACGCGGATCGCCGACTAATTCTCGGTAGTGGTCCAAATCGCGTATCTGCGGAAAGCCCTTCAGATATAACGCCTGCAACTTGCTTAGAGGATAGTTCGTGATTTTTCCTGTCCCTTTTCGAATAACCCCAACCTCGCGCAGCCGCCGGGCCGCGTCCGTATTCACAAACGCGACGCCATGACTTAACACTGTCACCTGTATGGTTTCACCCAGCATCACGTTTCAACTCCTTATGTGCGTTGGTGATATTTTGCCTTGCATCCTTAACGTCCCGGTAAGCTTCGCGGAGAAGACCCCAATCAATTCAGTAATGCTCCTCACTCCCTTCATCCTCGCTCTCGAACGATGGCCGCCCACCAAGATCCAGGTCACTGCCGGCAGGCATGTCCACCGGCATCCATAGGTACGTTGGGAGTCCTCTGGCCATCTGGGTTTTGCGTTGCTTTCGGCGCTCAATCTTCCTCTGCTTCTTCAGCAGGTCAAGGGCTTGTTGAGTGTCGATAACTGAACCGCGCGCGCGCGCTGCAATCTGTTCCTTAACGTAGCACCCAGCGTTAATCAGCGACATTACCCGCTCGCTGAACTTACCGGGCGCTTTCGTTATCTCAGCCAACTCCCAATCAAGCTCTTCAATCCAGCCACCAATGTAGCGACTAACGAGGTAGGGACTCTGACAGCCATCACGAAGCGCGGACAATACGCGAAGGCTCTTTTCAATCTCAGCCCGGAGCTGTTCGACTTCCTCGGCTGAAAGCTCTGAATCTTCCTGTTCTGCCTCTTCAACGTCGGGGTCCAGAAGGTCTCCGATCACGGTAACGGAACCTGAGAGCGTCGGCGCGCCAGGGGATGGTAACCCGACGAGCCGGGGCGTTTGACGGTTCGGCTCGTTTAACTTTATCCACTTCTCAAGCTCTTGTACGGACCACCCCTTATCTGCGGCAAGTTGGGCGAAACGGACAGGATTGTTGGTCGTTGCGGCCACACTATGGTGCCGAAAGGACAAACTCGGAAACCGGTTTCCATTTTGAAAAGCTCGATAGGTTTGTGCGTATTGCCGGATCCGGCGCGGGCTTCTCTTGACTAGCGGGTGATTGGCGAACGTCGCGATCGTCTGCTCGTTATGCTTCGAAACCAACGAGGCCGCAATCGCTCCCATCGCCCAAAAGCGGCACTGGAGGGATTCGTCAATCTGCGTCCACGCGCTCACGTGCTCTTCAAGCGTTGCGCCGTTGAATACCGGCAACCCGTCGCGCCCGAAGGTTAGAATCTTCTTTGATGTTTTGTTCTCGATTCGCGCAACTAAGTCTTTTGGTAGTCGAGCTAGTGCTAAGGTCATGATTATTTTTCCTCTCAGTCCAACGCTTCGGTAATTCGGTAAACAAACGAGTAGCCGCGACGGCGAGATATTCTGTCAAAGCAGTGAAAGCAGACTTCCAGGTGTTTGCCGTCAGCCATTACTACATCCCAAACCTCTTGCTCCATCTGAAATGCTTCCGCTCGTTTTCCGCACTGCTTACAATAGTTATCTATTACACACAGTCTCGAAAGCAGCCACTTCAACGTAACCAGCGCATGCCAGAAGCGAAAGACGACCGCGACCGGATATTTGTAGCTTGGGTCCATCAGTTGAGATGGCCATGGACGTGACGCCATAATCAACCTCCCTCACTTCCGGTCATGATTGAATCCCTTCTTTATGAAAGAGTAGCTTCCTTAGATCGTCGCGATGGCTTTCGACTGCTCGCAAGGCTCCCGCGCTGCCAGAGCCCTCAGTCGGTCGCAAGCCGCATTGCCAAAGCTGGTCCATGAGTGACTGTGCGGCCGTCATCTCCAATACGCACGTCGGCGGGATGGACACGGCGGGATCGTCAATCTGAGACATAATGATATTCGAGCCATACTGGTTCGGTGCGCCGAGTTGGCCTCGTATCCGAAACAGTAAAGCAACCGCGTCGTTCCATAGTTCCAGGGACGCTCTGACTTCTAGTCTCTCCATAGTTAAACCTCCCTCACTTCCGGCGTCTTGGCATATGCTCGCCACCGATGAACAAGACGCTTCGCGTTCCTTGGTACCGTAAGAGCTTTCATCCCTCGCAACTGCTTAGCATCCGGCCAGTGGTTCGCCGTCGTCTGCACCAGCACGATATCGCTCCTGCCTATCCCGATGATATTGAACGCGTCAATGGAGACGGTCGAACAAGCGTAGCCAGCTGCGGTGAGGACAGCGATGGACTTACGCTCTAGCTCTCGAAAAGCTTTACGAGGGATTGACGACAAAGGCACTCCCCGATTAGACCTTCGCGGTTGACGACGGGGCGGTTGCCTTAGTTGCAGTCTCAGTCTTCGACGTGTCGACAGGCGCAACTACCTCCGACAGTCTGGGCTCCATGCTCCCGGCAATCGGTAGCGCCTGCTCAGGGCCCACAACAAAGACCTGTTCACCAAAGACCGCCAGCGGCACGCCATCGCTCTTGCGCGATGCAAGTACGGTCAGCGCTGCATAGCCCTGCTGCTTTGCGGTTGCGGTAACCGTGACGACACCTTTCTCTCGGACCAGCTCAACGCCCAACGAGCTGCCGTTATCGGTGCCAATTGAAAAATCGACCAATTCATCCGTAGCGGGGATCGTGTAAACGAGCTTCGCGCCCTCGCGCACAATGTTGTAGTTCGTTCGTAACTTGTTCATTTGAATTCTCCTTTTAAGTGGTTATTGATGGGCCGTCTCCCATGGCGGCGCCGTTTCTGTTGGTGGGGTTCCCGGCGAACAGTGGACCACCGGCTTTAACTCTTCTTCCGTATTCGGCAAGGCAAAGTGAATCTGCCGTTGCGTGAGTTATTGTCAACTGCGGAAATAACTGCTGAGCCTTCCTTTTACTCACGTTTTTCTCGCCTCGTGTCATGCAGCCGAGTAGCTTCTGCCAAGCCTGAGGTCGCGCCTCTTCAAAGGGGATTCCGATGGTTACCAGGCAACCGCGCAAGAATCCAAAGCTCTGGCCAAACTTAAACGTGCCAACTGAGCCCTGCATGATCTTCGTCTG